ATGAGTGGCCTGGTGTTCCAGAAACCAAAGTGGAAGCCACGCCAGGCGGCGCTGCCCCTCACCAAGGTGCTCACGCAGGCGGAGGTGATCGTGCTGCTGACGCGCCAGGTATTCGAGGATGCCCGGTCCGCCGGGTGGCTGGAGCCGTGCTGCCGCAAGCCTACGGCGCGGAGTGAGGGGCGGGAATTCTACGCGGTCGCGGCCGTGGAGGACGTGCAGAACCGCATGCTCGCCGGGGAGTACCCGGAAACAACTAGCAATCACTGATCATGCCCTGGGACGAACACAACGCTTGGATGGAGATGGTATTGGTTGGCGCTGGCAGCTCTGTGGCAGGTGAGCAATTGCCGTTACTGATACTTGATGAACTGGGCGATACGGTCGCACACGTGTGCGACCGTCCTGAGGATCGTCCAACCACGGAGGGGGCTGAGTAAGCGCCATGCCGGCGGACCTGGTGAGCAGTGCGGAGGAGATCGTGGAGGCCTGCAAGGCTGTCCACGAGCGCCTGGCTGCGCTCTACCGGGACGTGCCTACGCCGTTGCTCCGGGCGGATGTGACGGAGATCCGGATGCGGTTCACTGAGCTGCTAGCGGGCGTGCATGAGCACGTGGCGCTGTGCCGGGCGGTGCAGATGGCCAGCATGGTGCCGCCGCCTATTCCGCCCGTGATTGAGCCACGCCCCCGCGCTGCCCTGGCTGCCGGCGCGGACGGTAAGAGCAGAGCAGCCAATGACCACACACTTGATCCAGACGGACCTTAGCAACCTCACATACTCCCATGGCAGATTTTCAAGCGGACTTCGCTGAGCAGTACGTACCGCCTGTGGTGTACGTGGATGGTGAGCCGGTGGTGGTGGACGACCGGATGCCCCTGGGGGACCTGATGGAGCCGGGCACGAAGGAGGATGATCCGCGGGACCTGTCCGCTCTGGCGCAATCGGTCGGTGAGCTGATGGCGAGGGTGAAGTATGAGCATCCGGACGTGCTGGAGGAGCGGTTTGAGGAAATCTGTAAGGGGCTCCAGCAGATGGTGGACCGGGAGCGGGTGCGGACGCTGAAGGCGCTGCTGAACTATCTGTGGTCCGGTGCCAGATCGCCCTGGTGCGTGATGAAGAATGTGCTGGCGGTCACCCGGCGGGTGAAGCCGCTGCTGATCAAAGGGGTATCCCAAACGGAGGTGGCCTGGCTGCTGGATGAGACACGGGCGGCCGTGCATGCGCGGGAGAAGCGGACGGTGGAGGAGCTGCTCCAGCGCTGGGGTGTGAAGGGATTCAAACTTTTCGGCGGCACGAAATCGGAGGCCGCCAGGGAGAAGTACCGGGATGTGCAGAAAGGCAACTGCAACCGGCGGGGTGGGAAGAAGCTGAAGAAGGACCAGTAAACAAAAGGAAATAACAAGACCATGATCGCGACACAATCAACGGAAGCGGCCCCTGCGCCGACCAGGGCCACGGTGGTGTACCTGCCCCACGAAAATCTGCATGAGTGCATCTTGAATCCGCGCAAGGAGTTCAAGCCCGGCCCCCTGGAGGAGCTGAGTAAGAACATTGAGGAGATGGGGGTGAAGCAGCCCCTGCTGGTGCGGCCGTCCAGGACGGTGGCGGGGCAGTATGAGATCATTGCCGGGGCGCGTCGGTGGCGGGGCAATGGCATGGCCCTGGACCGTGTGGTGAACTATGATGATGTGGAGCAGGTGCACCGCCTGGTGGCAAAGCTGGGTGAGCTGCCGTGCATGGTGGAGGACATGTCTGACGTGCAGGCGCGGGAGTTCATGCTGGTGGAAAACCTCCAGCGGGAGGACCTGACGGTGGTGGAGGAAGCGGACGGGTACGCGGATCTGCTGGCGCTGAAGGGGGAGGATGGGCAGCCGCTCTACACGGTGGCGAAGATCGCGGAGCGGATAGGGCGGTCTGAATCGCACGTGACGCAACGCTTGAAGCTGCGCCGTGCGCCGAAGCGTCTGCTGGAGGCCTGTGAGAAAGGGGTGATCGGCTCCCGGCACTGTGAGCTGGTGGGGCGCATCCCTGATGTGGAGGCGCGGGAGGAGCTGGCAAAGGCCATCCTGGCTCCGCAGATGCGGGACAAGGATCTGCCATTGAACGTACGGGAGACGGTGGCGCTGATCCGCCGGGACTACATGCTGTCCCTGAAGGGCTGTGGGTTCGATGTGGATGATGCTGAGCTGCTGCCTGTGCAATTTTCCGCCCAGGGGGAGCGGCTCTGTGGTGGGGCTTGCATGGGGTGCCCTTTCCGCAGTGGCAATGATGCCAGTCTCCAGGAGGAGCTGAAGGTGGTGGGTGGACAGAGTGGCGGCGGATCGATGGGGGTTGATCCCCATGTCTGCACGAAGCCGTCTTGCTTCCGGAGAAAGCAAGAGGCGGCGTGGAAGCTGGTGGTGGCCAGTGCGGAGGGTTCCGGGAAAAACGTGCTGTCCGTCCAGGGGGCGAAGGCGGTGTTTGTGGAGGGCTCGGTGCGGGGTGACAGCGAGTACGTGGACCTGGCCGCGAAGCCGCGCCCTCAGGATGTGGGGCACTACGACGAAGACAGCCTGCCAAAGTGGGAGCAGGTGGTGAAGGGATCGCCCTGCGAGGTGAAGGTGACGGTGGCCCGGAATCCAGACACCGGCCGAATCCACCAACTGGTGAAGCGTGATGAAGCCATTGAGGCGGCGAACCAGGCCGCGAAAGCGAAGGGGGCAACGAGCCTCTTTGGCAAGCGGCCAGCGGCTGGCAGTGGGGACGGTGCGTTCAAGGCGGCGGAGAGGAAGCGGGCTGAGGAGAAGAAGGTGGCGGTGGCGGAATCCTATGAGGCACTGAACGCCCTGGGTGAAGCGGTGGTGAAGCGTGGGGGGTATGGTGAGGATGAGGGCCTGGTGGTGCTCCAGAGCCTGCTGGGGATGATGAATGCACAAGGGGTGATGGTGATGGGGAAGGCGCTGAAGCTTCAGCCCCGGAAGAGAGGTGAGCCTGGGTACCAGGGGAGCGGTCGAGATTTCATCCTGCCGATCCTGGAGCACTACAAAGCGGCCGACTACACGCGGCCAAAGCTGGAGGCCTATGTGGTGATGTGTCTGGCGGGTGAACGGCTGGGGTTCGTGGACGGGGATTCTCCGGTGGCAAAGAATGAGCCATTCCTGTTGTTGGCGCGAACCTTTGGCGTGGACATGGACGCGGTGAAGCGCCTGGCGAAGGTGGACGCGGGTAAAGGGAAGGGGAAGACAGTGAACCAGGAAGCGGTGGATGCTGCCAAGATGGTGGACCGTCGCGTGGCCCTGGAGAAGGAGCTGGTGGACCTGTATGTGCAGGCGGGGAACGTCTATGATGATGACGACCTGGAGCACACGGATGAGCTGGTGAAGTGGCTGGACATCATCGCCAAAGACAACGGGCTGAAGCCGTACAGTGATCCGAATCACGGCCTGGCGGACGCGGAGCTGATCGTGCTGGCGGCTCGGCGGGTGGTGGAGGAGCTTGGGGTCAGTGCGTCAGTGGGCAGTGGGCAGTGCGTCAGTGATGAGGAGTTGAGCGTTACAGAGAAGATGCAAAGGTGCTGCGCTCTGGAGAATGATTTGGTGTGCTTGTACGAGGCTGCGGGACATACCTACATCGATGATGTGCAGGCGAGCGTTGACGAGTTCATCGCTTGGGTAAACACGATTGCGGCCGAAGGTGGATTGCCAGATTATCGAGCTTCAACCTGCAATATTGAAGTCTTGGAGGAGCTCGTAGCAAAGGTGCGGGCGGCCGTGGCAGAGTTGAAGGGTGAGGCTTCTCTGGATACTCCCGTGGGTACTGTGGTCGCCTGGGTATCCGGTGGGCACGAGTTGCAGGGTGAGGTGATTTCAAGGGAAGATTTCACGACCCGATCAGGGGTGAACTCCTTGGATCTTACGATTTCACTCCCGGTTTACTGTGCCTCGCCTGAGCGTGGTGGCTTGCAGCTTCGCCTGCTGGATGTGGATCAGGGTGGAGTGACGATCATTGCTGCTCCGAAGGTGCAACCTGCGACTGATCCTGAGCCCCCTAAAGGTGGTACTCCAACCTCGCCGGCGAAGATTAAGAGTGTCGCGAAAAAGGCGGCGAAGAAAGCGGCCAAGAAGGTTCCCGTGAAGAAGGCGGGGAAGAAGAAATAACTATCAATCCACTCTCAAGACACACGACTATGAAAGGTTTCGAAGACGCATTTCAGCTATTGGACGGGTTCAGGTTTGCAGACCAGGAGAGCCGGAAGAACGCGCTGCTGTTCGCCTATTGGGTGGGCGTGGCCAGGTGCTCCTCCACGCTGGAACGGAAAGTTTTCCGGCCGCCACTGGTTTGCGTGGATGGTGAGCCCTGGAGTGGGAAGTCCACGTTGGTGCGCCGGGTCTTGGAGTCGTACGATATGGCTCCTGCTGTTTGCTGGTCGTTCGATGAGAATATGTTGGCCGGTGTGGCGGACAAATTTAGCCCATGCTTGTGGGTGGATGATTGCCGCGCCCTTAATAAGAGGGAAAGTGAACTAGTCTCCCGATGGGTCTCGGCTCACCTGTGGCAGTATCGTCTTCGGGGGACGCAGGATATCGTGCAGCGGAATCTTGCCACGGTGACGGTGATCAGCGGTGATGGGATCAAACTCTGTCCCGACCTGGCCAGGCGCGCTATTTTTATCCGGCTGGAAAGGAGGGATGCGTGATGAGCTGGATGCCTTGGTTTGCCCTGGGGGTGTTTCTGGCTGGGGTCGGGGTTGGTATGCTCTGGAACTTTGGTGCCACGGTGCAGCGAATGGCTGGACTGGCGGAGTTGAAGGGAGCTGTGGTGAATGAGATCACGAAGAAGGCTCGGGAGTCCGCGGTAAGTGATCTGGAGCCGCGTCTTGTGGACCTGACGGGAGCATTACGGCTCTATCAGAAGACCTGCGCGGAGATGCGGCACAGTCTCCAGTGTGCTGGGTGGACGGAACAGGATCTGCGCGTGTCGTGGGGCGAGCGTGGGAGTCTGACGGTGCGGGCGGCGACTGAGCGAGAGGATTGTGTGCTGGTGCAGGCAGTCTTCGATGCGGACCGGCTCTGCCTGGGATTTCTAGGCTACGGGCTGAAGCTTGTGGCTTACAGGGATGAGGGGTGGTTGCCCATGGTGCAGGATGTCACCACGGGCAATGTGGTGGGGCATTTGAAATGGCCGGCGGACTGGCCGGAGAAGATCAATAGCGAGTTCCTCAAGGGGAAAGGGTTTGAGATCGTATGAGCCAGCGAATCACCTTCAGCCTCCCGGACAAGGTAGTGGAGGCTCTAGAAGCTAAGGCGGCGGTCTTTGAGATGACGCCTGGGGAGCTGATCCAGCATCGCCTCCTGATGTCTGCCATGGGCGTGGATCTGCCGTTTAACTTGGCGGTTGTCCTGGAGATCAAGGCGGAGGAGCCAGCGGAGCCTTCTCTCCAGGAGATGGAGCTTGTGCTGGAGCCGGAAAGGCCTGCGCTCCCTTCGCCACCACCCCAACCTCGCTCTGACGACAAGGTATGACTGACTGGCCTGATGAAACAACGCTGCGGGCCATCCTTGATCTGCCAGGGGTGAGTGGGCAGACGATTGCCGTGGTGGAGCGGTACCTGGCGGATTCGCCGGGCTACCAGCGGCGATACTATGCGGACCTGCCGGCGGAGCCGGAGAAGGTGGACAATGAGATGGAGTGGGAGTCTCTGCGGGGGCAGTGGGGCCAGGCCTGCGAGCTGGTCCGCTCTGGGTGGAAGTCGTCGCGGGAAATGGGTGATGAGCTGAGCAGGGTAGTGCAAGCGCACTGGGGCCAGCTCGTGGATATGGGGAAGGTGTAGGAAACCACTGATTGAACACTTATGATCACTGATATTGCTGCGCATGAACTTGGTGAACGGCCTGTCTTAATGAACGGGCAAATGGTGAGAGCAACTCGAGCGGGGCTCAAGAAGAATACGCGCCGTGTCGCGCTGGGGCGAGTCGTTGAGTGTTTTGATTTTGTCGGCGGCGGAGCTGATGGTGAGCCTGCGACAAAGGAAAGCGTTGGCCAGGGTTGGTTCAATGGCGTGTTCAAGATTTGGATCGATGAGTATCCGGAGGAGGGATCGATTGAGATCACGACGCCTTATGCCAGGCCTGGTGAGACTTTGTGGGTGCGTGAAACTTGCTTTGACGTTCGTCCGCATCGGGGCTTTCCGAAGTTTGAGGGTATTTCGGCTAATTGGCTTTACCGGGCTGATTATGATGAAGATGAGCAGCGTTCAGTAATTGGCTGCCAGCCCTGGACCCCTTCAATTCATATGCCCCGTGAGGCTGCCCGCATCCTTTTGAATGTGGTAAGTGTTCACCTGGAAAGGCTTCAGGAGATCACAGAAGAAGGTGCGAAAGCGGAAGGGGTGCAGATTACGGATGAGCTGACAGGTTGCAGTGATGATATTCGGGATCATCGGCACGCGTTCCAACTCGTTTGGGATGGGCTCTACGGTGCGGGTGCCTGGGATGAGAATCCTGTCGTGTGGGTGACTGAATTCCGAGTGCTGGAAGGCCTGGCATGAGTCAGGTCTTGTGTCTGGAGTCTTCTAGTCTGGTGTCTGGAGTGAAGCGACTATGACTATCATCGAACGAGCGAGGAAGCTGCTGGATACGCGGCCGGGTGCGGAGGAGGGCCATAATGGCTCTGCTGTGACCTTTGGCGTGGCGTGTATCCTGGTATGGGGTTTTGGGCTCGAACCTGAGGAAGCGATGGGCCTGATGCAGGAGTGGAACCAGAAGTGTGTGCCGCCCTGGACAGATCGTGAGCTGATGTACAAACTCAACTCGGCACGGAATGCCGCTCATAAAGAGCCACGGGGCTACCTGTTGGATGGGAAGCAGGTGGCGAAGGGTGAGGCGGGGTGGATGGCGTCTGAGCAGCCTCGGAAGAAGAAGGTGAAGTTTGACCTGTCGGCCTTGGAGGCAGTGCAGGACCCTGCCCTGGTGATGGATTGGGCCAGGTGGATCAAGTGGCTGAGGGAGCGTTCGCCCACAGATCCGGTCATGATGACGGCGGAGACGTTCCTGGATGCTCTGTATGAGCCTGGGGAAAAGATCATGGTTTTCGAGAATATGCGATCCACGGGCGGCTTCATGCGCTGGATCGGCAAGGGGACGTACAAGCTGGCGAAGACACCTGGCACGAAGGCGGAGCCGGCGGCGATGCCCTTGGGTTCTCCGGAAGGGATGAACTGGCTGATGCAGCCGGTCGATGGCAAATGGCGGCCCCAACGGGGCAAGCTGACGATGAGCCGTCGCACAAAGGACTCGGTGCAACGGTGGCCGTATCTGCTGCTGGAGAGCGATAAGGCACCCTTCGAGCTGTGGCTGAATGCCCTGGTGCGTGCGCAGATCCGGATTGTGGCCATCATTGCGAGCGGCGGCAGATCTCTGCACGCTGTGGTGCGCCTGGATAAGGCGACGGAGGAAGAGTGGCAGGCGGAGGTGCACAATGAAAACGCCCGGGTGGTGCTGGAGATCCTGGGTGCTGACGGCCAGGCCATGCACGGCCTGCTGTACCCCCGTCTGCCGTGCACGTGGCGCGAGGGGAAGATGCACCAGAAAAAGGGGCCTGATGGGAAGGCGCTACGGGATGACAAGGGGCGTGCCATGCTCCAGTTCGTGCCGTTCTCGGATGGCCGGCGGAACCAGAGACTTTTGTATTTCAATCCCGCGCCTCTGAAAGGGCGGGCAATCGTGGAGGGGCTTAGGTTTGAGCATTCATCTTGATGACGACGATTTCAGACATGATCACCCGGGCAGTGGGGAGCTGGCTGGGGGGCTGGCGACCCTCCGGGAGCAGGCTGGTCTGCCAGCGACGGAAGATGAGGCGCTGCGGGTCAAGTGCGTCAAGACCAAGCTGCCGATCCATGATGTGGTGCGGAAGGTGGTGAGCTACATGGCTACCGGGGAGTATGGCCTGTATCTCCGGGGCCGGGAGATTGGCACCATCGATGAGCTGACCGGGGAGTGGAAGGTGATGACACCCGGCCGGCTGCGCACCTGGCTGCCTATGCAGTGCGGGATCATGCCTGTGGAGGGGTTTGAGAAGAAAAGGAACGATAAGACGGATGTGGTGGAGTGGATACCGCTCTATGGAGAACTGCAACTGCTCCAGGCGTCATCCATCTTGGAGAGTGATGATCTGCGGGACCGTCTGCCTGTGGTGGAACATATCCACAAGGTGAAGCTGCCGGTGTTTCGCAAGGCCTTGGATGCCGGGATTAACCTTCTGACTGGGGAGCCTGACGACCGGCGTAAGAGTTTCAGGAAAATGGAGCTGCTGAAGCAGGGGTATGACAAGGAATCGAAGACCTTCACTCTGCGGGGCAGTCTGGACTATGATGAGGACTGGGATGAGGAAAGATCCCGCCTGCATCTGGTCAAGATTTTGCAGTATTTCCCCTGGGCTGAGAATCGATCTATGGCGGTGCAATTCTCGGCCATGCTGACGCTGTTTGCTGCGCGGCTTTTCGGCGGCCGTTCGCCCATGTTCATGTGGAATGCGAATTTGCCGGGTTCGGGGAAATCGCGCCTGGCGCAGCTGTGTGTGCATGCGGTGCACGGCTCTGCGGCGCGTGCGGGCTTCAGCTATGAGGATAAGAATGAGGTAAGGAAGGAACTGGATGCCTGTGCGCAGGCCTTTGGCCCATATGTGTTTTTCGACGATTTGCAGCGCGGTAAGGTGCGCAATGAGCACCTGCATCGCTGGCTGACGGCTCCCGACTGGTCGTGCCGTGTGATGGGCACGAAGGAGTTGTTTCATGGTCCGCTCTATGCGGCCACGCTCATGACCGGCAATGAGCTGAAGCTGAATGATGACCTGGAGCGGCGCACGCTGGTGATTGACCTTTTCTCACGCACCACGGCGCGGGAGCGTGTGCTGCCGGATGACGTGCTGATGCTGGATGAGGATTTCTTTGCTGATGATGCTGCACGTAGCCAGGTGCTCTCTGCCCTGTGGGGCCTGGTGCAGTGGTGGGACCGTCTGGGGCGGCCGTTGACCAAAGAGAAGCTGCTGGATTCGTTCGAGTCCTGGTCCCGGGTGGTGCCCTCTATCGTGGCGGCCGCGAGCCTGGGGAATGCGTTGGCGCCCTTTGACGCGCCCGACGCCGGCAACGTGGAGGGACGGGAGATGGAGACGCTCATGAAGGCGATCTTCCGTGAGCTGGTGCCAGCGAGGCCGGCGGACCTGCCTCCGGAGGAGGATCACGTGATCACTGTGACGCTCCAGGCTGTGGTGGGTGTGGCTAGGCGTAACAGGTTGTTCCAGGACAAGCTCTGGACCGTGGAGGCCGTGCTGGAGACGGAGGGGGACAAGAATGGCTTCAAGTACAAGAAGCCTGGTGGCGTTCATTCTGATGTGCCATTTGGTGAGGAAGGGGATGAGCCTACGCCTAAGGGGCCAGATCCGCTGCGCACGCGTCAGGCTGAGATCTGGATGAATTACTCTATGCGGAGCTGGTTTGGGAAGTACTTCAAGAGCAAGGCTGCCAGCGGCCGCTTCTGGAGAGCTGCTGATCGGGAGGTTTTCGAGGTGGGCGCCCGTGGAGGCAACGACCTGAGCAAGGTGATGATTCGGCGGAAACCGTCGCTCACTGAGACAGTGCCGAGCAAGTAGGCTGGGGAGGTTTCTGGTAGGATTGTTTCGACCAGGTTGCTCCTGCAGTATCCAATTGGGAGCACATCCGTACCATATGGCCATCACCTGGTGATGGCCATGATCCTGGCAGCGAGCGCGCCACAAGCGATCGTGCACGTGCACGGCCGCTTGTGCGGTGCATCAGATCTGCACGGTATCTGCCGGCAGAGCCAGGCGCGCGGCCACTCTGCCGGGCATGGCCATGACCCTGGATAGGGCAGGCCTGAGCAGGAGCGCGGCCGTAGGGTCATGCGTGGCCACGGGCCTACCGGCATGGCCAGAACCTGGCACGGTGCACTACGAGCCTACCAGCGCGGTCACTCTGCCGGCATGATCCCTCGCCGCGCAGCGGCGCACTGTAGCGCCGTAGGCGGGCTGATGGCAGCTGGGTTGAGCCGCTCCCCGTCCCCCGTACCCCCTGAGTTAAAAATAGGGACCACCCAAAACCTCCCCGACCACCCCGGTTCTAGACCGTTTTTCCGCCTCCGTTCCTCCTGCTCTAGATGGAACCACCCTTGACCATCAGCCTTGCTGCCGAAACCACCCCGGTGATCTTTCCCCCGATTATCCAAGGAATCGGGGAGGTAAGGGAAGGTTTTGAAGGTTTTTACCCCTAACGGAGACTCTCAGCCCCAAAAGGGGCAGCATTCGCCACTTTCAGGAACTCCACCCCCACCCCCATAAGGAATCTATTCCCCTCCCACCCCAAAAGAGGGCGGGTTTGGGTCTTGCCCCCTTTTTGAGGGGGAATGGTTGAAATTATTTGTTGCCCTGCCAGGGCGGTTTGGGGCGGGTTTGGGCGGCCGCCCTGGTGGGAGGGAGGGGGGAACGATTGACAGGGGCGGGCGGGTGTGAGTGGGATCGGTGAAGGAAACGAGGATACCCCTGTGCCTGGAGAGCTTGCCCTGATGGCTGGTGAGGTCGGGGAGGTTCTGCCGTTTTCTCCACCTGCTGCGCAGGTGGAGGGGGCCGGGGATGAGTCGCGGGCGCGTGAGAAGGCGGTGCGGTACGGCCGGCCGCTGAAGGAGTTTGAGGAAACGTACGGAAGCACGGTCCGAAGCTTCAAGAATTGGATTGCGGCCGGGCGGGAGAAGGTGCCGGCGGATCTTCCTCCGCTGGATAGTCCTGGGGAGATGGCGGCGTGGTGGCGGCGGGTGATGACTCACAAGGTGCCGGACAAGGTGCTGCGGCATGAGGTGGAGGAGCTGGAGCGCGTGAGGGCTGCTGCGGTGCCGGTGGTGGCCGTGGCGGCTGTCCAGGCTCCGGAGGGTGCGCCAGCGGCCGCTGCGGTGCCGGCAGAGCAGGAGCTGCCGGCGATGAGGCTGGGGATGGGTAGTGATGTGACGGCTGATGAGTGGCTTAAGCAGTTGCGGGACATGGCGGATGCCACGTACAAGCAAATGCAGCTGGCCCTGGAGAGGCAGGTCATGAAGCAATACCGGGAACTGCGGCGGGAGTGGCTGGCCACGCTGAAGGATCTGCGCGCCTGGGAGAAGGACATTGTGCAAATCCAGGAGAAGCGCGGGGAGGTGCTGCGGGCCAAAGAGGTGCGCAGCGAGCTGGCGGGGGTTATTTCTGCAATGGGCCAGAGCTTCTTCAATGGCATGATGTCCTTGGTGCGGGAGCTGGCTCCGGAGGTGCCGGCAGATGAGCGCCGGCAGAAGGTGCTGGCGCATCGGGACAAGATCTTTGCGCACCTGAGGGCGACCAGATTTGCTGATGTATGGGTGGATGCAGCGTAGTTGAGTCGGCTGAATCGGCCTTTGTGCGGGATCTGGCGGGTGATTGCCTGCGAGTGACGCCAACGGAGCCTGCCTGGGTGTGGGCGGAGCGGGAGGTTTGGCTGGATGAGAAGATGGCGGCCACGCCGGGGTTCTATGACTCTTCCCAGACGCCGTGGACGCGGGAAATTCAGTGCCTGCCTCTCCAGCCGGACGTGAAGGAGGGGGCGGTGCTCAAGTGTTCACAGAGTGGCTTTACTGAGGGCTGCCTCAATGTGCTGCGCTGGATGCCGGAGAACTGGCCGGGTAACGCGCTGTATTCAATCAACTCGGACGCGAAAGCGAAAGAGGTCGCGGACAAGCGCCTGGAAAAGACGCTGAAGAAGGCAGCGGCGGGGCAGCTCACTGGAGACAAGAACGATATCACGGCGCGGAAGTTCGGACTGCGCAACATGGACGTGGTGGTGTCCGGCTCGGGCTCCTCTGGGCCGTTCATGGAGGCCTGGTACCGACTGATCATCCTGGACGAGCTGGAAAACCACATCCAGAATCAGGAAACTACCACGGCAGACCGTGCGGAGTCCCGCCAGGCCACGCTGGCAGACGGGCTGATCCTGAAGCTGAGCAAGCCTGAGCTGGCCGGCGGGATTATTGACCTGGCATTCATCCGTGGGACGCAGGAGAAGTGGATGGTGCCCTGTACCAGGTGCGGGGAGAGGATTGAGCTGAAGCTATCCGGGCTGCAATTTGGCCACTGCAAGGACCTGCTGGGCAACTATGACCTGGACCAGGTGCTGCGGGATACCTGGTACCAGTGCCCATGCTGTAGCGGACGAATCGATGAGTGGGAAAAGCGGGCGATGGTGAACGCCGGCGTGTGGATGCCAACGCCCCACGATCAGAGACGGCGTGCACCTGGGGGGAAGCTGGCGGCGGCAGAGCCGGGGGTGAGGTCGTTTCATATCTCCGACTTTTACAGTCTTTGGCCAAAGATGACCTGGGGCTTTCTTGCCACGTTGTGGCTGAAGGCGTTTGTCATCGAACCCAATGAGGAGCGGCAGAAGTACTTCCGGACGAACCATGAGGGGTGGCCCTGGGACGCGAAGGAGTTCCAAGTGGGGGAAGATGCCTTAAACAAGCTTGTGGGCGGGTATCAGGAATCCGTCAACGGGGTGGTGGTGACGCACGGGGTGCCCTATGTGCTGTCCTACGGGTCGGATGGCCAGCCGCAGGCACCGTTGCCCTTGTTTGGGCCGCTGCACTTGACTGTCACGGGCGATAGGCAGAAGGACTGTTACAAGTACTGGGTGCAGGCCTGGACGTGGGACGGCCAGGGGTACTTGATCGATATCGGACAGGTGCCAAATGATGAGGCCTTTTTGGATCTCCGCTTGAGGCCGTACTACCTGCTGGGGCAGGAGGAGAAGCCGCATTTCATCCATGGAGGATTGGTGGACTGCGGTGACGAGAAAGTGGAGGTGCTACGGATGTGTGTGAAGGCCTGGACGCTGGGCTGGTCGCTGTTTCCCTCGCGTGGATCAGGGTGGAACTCGGAGTTCAAGGGTAAAACTTATTTCTACCGGAAGGACGTGGTGGATGGGGTGGAGATCTACATTCGTGAGTTTTATGACCATGCCATCAAGAACGATTTTTACTTAGGCAAGATCGGCAAACGGAATGCTCCGCGGTTGTGGTTTCCTGCGGATCTCGGTGAAAACTGGAAGATGGAGCTACGCGCAGAGCGATTGGTGAATGAGAAGGGCCAGGGCGGGCGGATCGTGCAAAAGTGGAAGCACGACAAGGCAAAGCATGGGCCGAATGACGGCGGCGACCTTGGGAAGCAGCAGTACGTGATCTACCAGGAGATCCGGGAGCAGTTGCTTGCGATGAAGCCGGACGGGACCTGAAGTGGAACCACTAATTGACGCTGATGGAACGCTAATGAATGCGTCTCCAAGGCTCTTCTACACCCGGGAAGATTCCGCCCGTGCGCACCGGGAATGGAAGGCGAGCTGCGGCCATCATAGCATTGCTGCGGCGGCTGGCGTGTCCCTAGCCTCGGTGCACGCGAAGATGCAGGAGGAATGGCTGAAGAAGCGGCGGGGCTGGATGAGCCCTAGCATGCTGGAATACCTGCTGAAAGAGCTGGGGGTAAAGGTGCAACGAACCTATGGCCTGCGCACTCGCGAGCTTCGGAATGGCATTTGCCGGGTGCAGTTTGAGGGACCGTGGATAGGGGTTGGGAAGGCCGTGGCGGAAGGCTACAAGTACACGCACTATGTGGCGGTGAGGGATGGGTGGGTGTTGTGCACGGTCGCAACTCCGCACCATTGGGTGCCTGAAGGTGTCTGGCGGCCCGCGATAGGGCGCTTTGCAAATACTGAGCCTGCCACGGGATGGCATGTGACGCACTGGTATGAGTTTGAGCCTTTGACATAGGGGGGCGCACGTGGCTATTGACGCGGCTTTACTCATTCCTTCGATTGTGCGGTCTGCGAGACGGCAGGCGGAGTTGCCTGGTGGGGTGACGGCAAAGGCCTGGCTGGAGAATTACAATGATCTGGCCGTCCAGGGGGTGTTGACGGGGGATATGCTGTGCACTGCTCTCTCCACTCCGGAGGGTGGTTCGTCTTCGCACCTGCGGGGCATGACCTCGGCTGAGTTGGTGGTGCTGACGGACATGGCACTGAAGGCACTGGCGGCGGAGGAAGCGACTGGCGGTGCGGAGCAGCCTCCGGCGGAGCAGGTGACGTACCTGACGCACGGGTGCCGTCCGGCGATGTGGTAGGGTGATGAAACTACTCTGAATGTCATGGGCAGGAACAGGCATAAATCCAGAGCGAGATACGGCACGGGTAAAGCGGTCGCACACGTGCACGACCGCTCTGGGGGGCGTGTGACGGCTCCGGATCTGACGCCGAATGCGGCCTATGGATCTTTTGCCGGGGCGATGTGGTCGGATGACCGGGGGTACATCTATGTTCCGACCCTGGACAGCCGCGAGGAGTTGGACAGTTTAAGCCGCTTGGAGATGATGGGGCGGACCAACATGTTGTATAACAACAACGGATTTGCCAAAGGGATCATCAAGACCATTGCGCGGATGGTGTGCGGCACGGGCCTGGTGCCGGAGCATCTGACGGCGGACAAGAAATACAACGCTCGTGCCAAAGAGCTGTGGAATGAGCGGGCGGAGCAGGCGATGAGTTTCAGCCTGAACCATCGGTTTTCGGCCAGTACGGCGCAGCTCGCGCTGAAAGTGGCGCAGCTGAAGGGCGGGGATTCCTGCATGGTGCCGGCGCGGGACGAAGATGGCCGCCTGCGCTTTTCTCTGTATGAGGGCTGGCAGATCGGCAACGGCCAGGGCCTGGCTCCGGCGGGCACCCGGATGCATGACGGGGTGATCATGAATCGTCATGATGCCGCGTTGGCGTATCGCATCCTGGGAAAGGATCTGAAGGGGAAGCAGACGCAGGTGGATGTGCCGGCGGAAAACGTGCTCTTCTTCGCCCACTATGAGGGGATCGGCCGGGTGCGCGGGCAAACGTGCCTGGCGCACGCGCTGAATCGCCTGGTGGACATCACGGAGACAGAAAACGCCTACACCCGCGTGATCAAGGACGCCGCGATGAAGGCCTGGACGGTGGAGCAGGATATGCCACCGCAGGGAGGCGGGATCAGTCCTGGATCGATGGGGCCGCCTGGCAGTCAGCGTCCCACGGTGATCGTGGAGGACCCTAAGACGGGAAAACCCATCCGCCTGGAGCAGATGCTGAAGGCGGGGGAGGTGGAGAGGTTGGGGCCTGGGCAGCGGTTGAAGATCTTGCAGGATGAGCGGCCGCATCCGAACGTGGTGAATCACCAGAACGGCATCCGCCGGGATATTGCGGCGGGCACGGGGTACTCCTACGAGGTTCTATGGAACGCGGAAACGCTGGGGGGTGCCAATACTCGCTTTGTCCTGGCAAATGCGCAGGGGCAAATTGAGTCTGACCAGGAGGACCTGGTGCAACGTCTGCTGGCTCCGGCGTATCTGCTGCTCCTGCAAGAGTGGGAGGCGAATGGGGATCTGGAGCCGTGCACTGATCCCATCTGGTGGGCGCACGAGTGGCTGACGCCGGCGCGGTTGACGGTGGACTTTGGCCGGGATGGCAAGATCTACATTGATCAGTGGCACCGTGGACACATCACCCTGAAGAGCCTGTACGGTTACCGTGGGGAGGGCTGGAAGCGCCAGACGGACCAGTGGCTCGATGAAATCGCCTATCGCAAAGAGGGGATGGAAAAGCGTGGGCTGGTGCTGGCGGATCTGCCGGCGATACCGGGGGCGAGTGTGCTGCCGGTGGAGAGTGAGGAGCCAGAAGAGACGAAGATGAAGACAACTGAAGACTGATTCCGTCCCGCATGCGGGACGGCACTCCAACATATTTTCATGAACTATCCACTTTTGTTTCAGGCTGTTTACTTTGAACCCCTGTGTGTGGAGGTCTCGGTTTTCCACTCGGTGCATGCGGTGCTGTGGCCCCGGATCGTGAATGGGAAGGATATGCAGGGGGTGGAAGCTGCGGCCGCGCCTGGGGGCAAGTCGCACAAGAGTGCCTTTACGGGGAGGCGGGCAACGAAGGCCGCGCCGAAAATTTCCTACCAGGGCTGGACGCCGGTGGTGACGGATGAGCGATTTTACTACACGCTGGAGGGCCGGGAGGATGTGGCGGTGGTGCCGATCTACGGCATTCTTGCGAAGAATGCAGGGTTCATGGAAGAGGCCTGCCAGGGATTGTCTGACATCAACGGGGCGATGACGGCCATTCAGCAGGCCATGAAGGCGAAGGAGATCAAGACTATTGTCCTGGACGTGGCGAGCCCGGGCGGGCAGGTGACGGGCATCCGTGAAATCGCGGCGGCCGTGCGGGAGGCGACGCAGGTTCGTGGAAAGACAGTGTACACCTTCAGCGATGAGCGGATTGCCAGCGCTGCCTATTGGATCGGGAGCCAGGCGGATGAAATCTATGTGACGCCGTCCAGCACCGTGGGGAGCATTGGCACGTACCTGGCCTGGCTAGATCCATCCATGAAGATGGCCATGGAGGGGCTTCGTTTGGAGTACTTTGGAGCGGGCACCCACAAGGGGATGGGATTGCCGGGGAAACCGCTGACGGAGGCGGACCGGAAGCTGCTCCAGGGGAAGGTGGAGGAGATTAACGGGTGGTTCAAAGATGGGGTGTCTGCGGCGCGGCCAAAGGTGGCGGATAGCACCATGCAGGGGCAGACCTTTAGCGGCGAGGAAGCGGTGAAGCTGAAGCTGGCGGATGGGCTCGTGGGGAGCTGGGAGGAGTTTATTGAGTTGCTCTAGGAAACCACTTATTGGCGCTAACGGAACACTGATATGGCCTCTGACGTGGCGGCGCTATTTTGCCGTGCGGATAGCATCTATAAAACCATGCATGGTGTGGATGCATGGGATATTGATCGGGATGCGCGAAAGTGGAAGGGTGGCTGTCCGATAGTGGCGCATCCTCCGTGCCGCCTGTGGGGTCAGCTGGCGAAACTTGCAACGCGGGCGAGACTGGATGAAAAGCAGCTCGCAGTGTGGTCCGTGGAACAGATCCGAAAATGGGGAGGTGTTCTGGAGCACCCAAAGGCGTCTCGCCTCTGGCCTCACCTGAATCTACCAGCACCATTCACCTGGGAAATGGATGAATGGGGGGGGTGGAGCATGGAGGTGGCGCAGTTTTGGTGGGGGCATCGATGTGAGAAGATGACCAGGCTGTACATAGTGGGCTGTCCGATCAACGGTTATCCTCCGGTGCCAAAGCGTGAGGGTGTGCCTACGCATGTGATCACGCAGAGTCTCCGGAAGGGTCAGAGTGGCTGGAGACCTCGGGTGCCAGGATGGGAGAGGGAGGCGACTCCGCCGGCGTTTGCGGCGTGGTTGGTGGAACTGGCGAGACGGTGCAGGAAACAATCTGACGCACTGACCACTGCCTACTGACGCACTGGGTGCGGAGCGGTGGGAGTTGGTGGTTTTGACAGGTGGCGGCGGGGGTATGAGATCCTCTGCTTTGATTCGTGTGGTGGCGCTGGTGATTCTGGCGCTGATGTTGGTTCCCTTGGCGATGGCTGCGGGGTTGGTGCCGGGGCCTGAGTTCCTTGGGTTTGGTCCCGGTCTGGCTGCTCATGATGTGGGCGCGGGGATCGCTGCGGCGTCCTTGGGGCTGTGGATTCGTCCGGTGCTGTTGGAGCAGGCGGAAGATCCGGGGCAGGGTGGCGAAGGTGGTGCCGGTGGTGGCCAGGCGAAGGAGCCGGAGAAGAAGATGACGATTGGCCAGCGGTTCACGGCGGCGGCGGCGATGGTCACGAAAGGGGATCAGGCGGTGGCGGATCTGAATGCCAAGATTGCCGATCTGGAGGGCCAGGTGGCGGCAAAGGAAGCGCTGGCTACCACGCTCCAGGGCCAGCTGGATCAGGCGAATGCCAGGATTGTAGCGCTGGAGGCGGATGCGAAGGAAGCGGAGGCCGCCCTGGGCAAGATTGAAGCGGAGGCCACGAAGCTGAAGGGTGAGGCGAAGACGGTGGACCAGAAGACGAAGGAGCAGATGCGTGCCCTGGGTTTCCCTGCCGCTCAACTGCCGGCGGCGCAGTCGGGTGATGACCTGGCGAAGAGTGGGGATGTGCCCTCGAACCGTGAGGATCTGGAGAAGGCAATGGAGAAACTCCCGACTGCGCAGGAGCGCCAGAAGCTGCTGGTGGAGTACCGCAAGGTGCACGGCGGCAACTGAGGGTGATTGACACCTAGAACTTCCCAACTGGCAGAAGCCAAACTTGAACGTCCCCGCATATGTCCAATACGATTGATTCCGCCCTGCAACTCTCTGAGGTGCTAGACAGCTCCATGCGTGCGCTCAAGCGTACGCTTCTGCCGCTTCTGTCCTTCTCCACGGTGTTTCGCAATGTGCACCTGAAGGGCAATGACAAGATGGCGATCCCGTTCTATCCGCTCACGGCGACCGGGACCAGCCAGAGCCGTGCCGCGAATGGTTCCTACAAGGCGTTGGTGACCAATACCGTCACCGATTCCCGTGAGATGACGACCTGGTACAACAAGGTGCAGGCGCTAAGCTTCACGGGGGCTGAGCGTGCGCGTCAGCCTGCCTTCAATCCTGAGATGCACGGTCGTCTGAAGGGGGAGGCGCTGGCCTATGATGTGCTGGCCCACATCTTCGGCGTGGTGGGTGCTGCGAACTATCCCGGGACGACCATCACGCCTGTAACGGCGGGTAACTTCGATGAAAGCGAAGTGGCGGACATGATGCAGCTCTGCGCTGATGATCATTGGCCGGAGATGGGGAGGAGCCTCATTCTTGGAACCAGCTACGGTGCCAACCTGCTGAAGCAGGGGCAGATCATTGACGCCAGCAAGCGGGGCGACGGTGGAGCCTCGTTCCGGTCGGGGCGGGTGGGTGACGTCTTGGGGTTCGATACCCATGTATCCGCGGGCCTGGTGCCAAACAACACGACGGCCATCGCCTGCACGATTGAGGCGGATGATGACATCGTGACGGCGGCGCTGCATGGGTTCGCTGATGGGGACCGGGTCATCTTTCCGACTCTGACGGGAGGTACAGGCCTGACGGCTGCAACGGTGGCCTACTTCGTCCGCGATGCGACGACGAACGCCTTCAAGGTGGCGGCGACTCCGGGCGGTGCGGCGATCAACGTCACGGTGGATGCTTCCGCCGGCACGGTGCGCAAGTATGAAGACGTGCGCGGTATCGCGGTGCTCCCCTCTGCGATCCTGGTGGGCTTTTCCCCCGTGCCGCCCACTGATGGCGTGCGTAAGAAGCTGGTGGACTATCAGGAGCTGAGTGATGAGAACGGCCTGACGATCCAGTACCGCAGGATTGCCTACGATGACACGGACGAGGAAGTCCAGGCGATGGAGGTGCATTATTCCTTCGAGGTGGGCGATGCTGCGCAGCTCAAAATCATTCGCAGTCCGCTGGCGTAAGCGGGAGTGGGTTAGGAGTTAAGAGTTAGGTGTTAGGAAAGAACGCGAATTGATCAACTGCCTATGAAACTGGCCCTGCTGCTGTGCCTGAATGAATCCAGACGTGAGGGGGTGGACCTGGCGGGTCCCATGCCCTATGATCAGGCGGTGAGGCTCCATAAGAGCGTCATTGGCCTGGGTGGCGGGGAGATCCTGCCGGGGCTGCCTCACTTCGCACTCTGGGACAGTGGCGGGGGCCAGAAGGTGCACAAGATGAAGGCTGGGGTGCCGGCGAAGCTTCCTCCGGAGCTGAAGAAAGCGGCCGGGCCTGCGGCGAAGTTGAAGGTGGCGCAGGCTGAACTGGCGGAGGCTCGTGAGCTGCTGGAGATGGCGGAGGTTGAGCGTGATGCCGTGATCTCGGAGCGTGATGCAGCCGTGAAGCTTGCTGAAGAGCTGAAGGTGCGCCTGGAGACTGCCCTGGCTGAGCGCTTGGTGCAATCTGCGCCGGGTGCTGGGGGTGAATCGGGTGCGAGTGCTCCGGTGCCGCCTGTTGTTCCTCCCACCTCGCTTGGTCCTGCTCCTGCGCCTACTTCAACGGCTCCGTCTGAGCCTCCTAAGACGGGGTGATTAATTTCCCAGTACGTTCCGACTGGGTTGCTGCCCTTGCCAGGCAAAGCCAAAGCGCGCCGTCATGAGTGATCATGGCGGCGCGTCTTGTTTGACAGGGGCGGAGGGGAGTTAGTGAAAGTGATTGTGTGAATGTTGTCTTGAGAAGTTCGGTGATGAAAAGGAAGGACCCGTGAGTGTGTAGGGCATGCTCACGGGTCTTTTGTTTTTGGACTTTGACAGGTGCGCCCGGGCATGAGTCTCAAAGGTATTGCTCAAGCGGTGGCGGCGGCGCGGAATCGGCACCAGGATGCACGGGAGGAAACATACCCGGGGACGGCGTGGATTGGTGGCAACCCCTACGTGTGCACGGTGACGCAGGGGGCGCGTCAGCAGGTGCAGAATGAGGATGGGAACTGGGTGTGGCAGAATATCCTCTATGTGGCGATCCGGAAAAGTCTGCTGCTCAATCCGCCGGCGGTGCGGTCCCTGGTGACGGTGGATGGGACGGTGTATCGTCTGATCCGGACTGCGGGGCTGCGCACGGTGAATGTGGCGTGGGAGCTGGTGTGTGGGCGGTTTGGGGATTGAGGAAAAGGGAACCGCTAACGGACACTAACGGAACGCTAATAACTGATCCCGGATATGAAGATCCAATTTACGGTGATTAATCACCATCCAGATACAATTTATAACCGCCTAGTGTCGCGGTTGGGCCGGGTGCCCACATCGCAAGAGCTTAGGGCGGAGGTGGCGAGGATTATAGCGGGCCGGGGACCGTTGACACCCGGTGGGGTGCATGAGCGATGAGCCGCGTTTGCTGGTGACGGATCTGGAGACCACGGGGCTGGATGGCCGGGCCTGTGGGATCGTGGAGATCGGGGCGGTGTGGATGTTGGGGGCGGGTGAGTTTGTGATGAAGTGTCGGCCACATGCTGATGCGGTGATTGAGGCGCGGGCCATGGAGGTGAATGGCTGTGACTGGCATCTGGACCCTACCGTGGCGGCGGAAGTGGAGGCGCTGGAGCAGTTTGTGGAATGGGTGGGCGCGGGTCCGGTGATCCTCTGCGGACAGAATCCGCGGCATGATCTGTGGTTCCTCCAGGAGGGGGCGAAGCGGCACGGGTTGGAGCTGCCGTTTGTGCATCGCACCCTGGATCTGCATACTCTGGCCGTCGCGTATGCGCTGGCCTGTGGTCGGAGGGTGCCGGCGAAAGGCTACTACACGGATGAGATCTATGAGCTGCTGGGGATGGAGCCGGAGCCGAAACCGCACCGGGCGCTGGTGGGGGCGCAGAAGGAAGCGGAGGCATTCCGAATGCTCCTGGGGCTGCCGGAAGCGCTGGAGCCGGTGCCGTATGAGCTGCTGTCTGCGGCGGTGGCTCCTTTTATGGATATCCAGCTTTAATCTGCTATGGCGACGACCTCGGAAGTTGAGAAGGGGCTGAAGGTGTTCCTGGATACGGCGCTGGCCGGGACGATGGTCCTGGAGGCGGCCACGGTTGTCCCGGTGCCGGATACGGTGGCCTGGGTGCAGGTGAAGTGCGCCAGGGTGCCGCGCATCGCCGGGCCGGAGAGCACGGGTGGGCTGTATGATGCGGAGGTGGAGATCTCCGCGTGTACTCCGGTGGTCGCGGGGGTGACGGAGACAAACCACCGGGAGCTACTGGGTGCCATACGGGGCGTGGTGGTGGATGAGAACGTGGATGAGATCTCTGCGGCGATGGTGACGGCGGCCGGGGCGAATGTGCAGGGGTGGTATTTCATCGAGCCCGTGGATGCTCATGGGAGTGGGATGTTCAAGACGACGCTGCGGTACACGTTCGCGCTGGAGATGGCGTAGTCGCTGCGCTCCAGACAGAAGACGGGAAGACGAAAGACAGAAGACCTGAAACTGATTCCGCCTAAAGGCGGTACTCCAACAATGATATGAAACGCTTTGAGATGATGGAGCTGCGGGCGGCGGTGGCGTACTCGGTGGCGGGCGGCCAGGCGTTGCATTTGCACACGTTGAACATGGGGCACCCGTTGTTTCGCCGGTATCCTGTGATTGCCCACCTGCTGGATCAGGACATGGCCAGGTTGCAAGGTACGGCGCTGAAGCTGGGGGTGAAGGTGATCAAGGTGGAGAAGATCGGCACGCCTGAGCAGCACGTGGATCTCTGTGGTGCACCGTTTGACCGGGCGAAGACCATGTGCAACGCGCCGGAGCTTGAGCTGGGGGTTTGACACCTGCGGGCGGGTATGTCGTCCCACATTGGAGTCACAGATGATCCCGTGCTGATCGCGGCCCCTATTGGGGGGTTCGCGCACGAAAGCAAAAAGTCCATGCCTGTGGAGGTGGTGGAGGAAAAGAACAACCTGGGCGTGACGGTCTATGCGGATCAGAGAGGACACATCAAGGGTGAGGTCACGGTGAAGGGCGTGGGTGAAGCGGCCTTTGCCACGGTGACGGCCGGGACGATCACGGTGGGAACCGTGAAGGTGATCAAGGCGAAGAAGACGAAGGAACTGGGTAAAAGGGCTATGTTTGAGTACACGGGCAGGATCTTACAGAACGGGGTCTATACGGAGCCTGAAGAGCCCTGATTGAGTTAGGGGTTAGACGTTAGGAGTTAAGAGTTAGGAAACTACACATCGTTTTTTTAATATGCCTGCTGCCTTGAATCCGCTGGCCATCACTGAGGTGGAGTACACGCTCTGCCTGAAGGTGGAGATTGAGAAGTCTCTGACGGAGGATGAGCCGCTGCTGAACATTGACGATGAAATCGAGGAGGGGGATGCGCGGGACCCGAAATTTGATATCAGCCTGGAAGGCAAGGGGGATCTCCCTGACGGTCTGCTGGCTGGTGAGGAAGAGCTGGCCGTGGTGGGTGTAACGGGTGGCAAGACCATCGTGCTCAACACGGATGAGACGGAGCATCACGATACGCGCAACGAGTGGGCGGTGTCGGCCAAGAACTGGCCGGCGGCGGCCTGATGAACCTGGCAAGGTGACATGGAAAAGGGACAAGGAATCACATTCATCAAGGGCACGGGGAGTCCGATCCAGAGCCCTACGCTGGGGCAGGTATCGGTGGCCCTGGCGAGCGGCATTGCTTTCTCCAGTGACAAGTGTCTGCTGGACACGGTGGAGGATAGGGACGGCGTGCTGCATCGTGAGCATGTATGGACTTTCGATGCGGATTCCACCGCGACCTTCCGCCCCAATTTTCCGGCGGAGACCATCACCCTGGCGGAGCTGGTGAAACGCTTTGACGATGTGGAATGGTGCCGGGCGAATCCGGATCATCCCATCTCGTACATGCGGGCACTGTGGGGCACGCGGGCGGGCCTCGTGAAGCGCGTGAAGGAGCGCAAGCCGCTGGAGAAGATCACGGAGAGTGATGGGGAGCATACCTCTATCGTGCTGATTCCTCAGGATGCCACGGATGAGGAGCGGGCGGAGATGCTGAGAGAATTTGAACAGGCGCGCCAGTAATCGGTGCCCTGCCTGGCAACACAAAAAGGAAACAACAACATGGACACTACGACGGGGGCGGCACGTGAGACCGCGCTTGAAAAGGCCTTTGCTGAAGGCGGAATGAACGTGGGGGGCTTGACTCTGCGCCCCTTTTCCCTGGGCACGCTGAGCTTCTGCCGGCAGATGAAGCTGACGGCATTTACTGGGGCTCTGGATGATGCCCCGGAAGGAGAGGTGCCGAACAATGTGGAGGTTGAGCCGGGGTTGTTGCCTGGATCGGTGGGCAGGAAGATTCTACCGAAGCCTGTGGAGGCCTGGTCGATGGAATTTCAGCTGACGGCGTTTGCCTGGCTCCAGAGCGCGCCTCTCCCTGAAGTGAAGGCGGCGGTGCGCGAGGGGCGATGGGAGCAGGAGGTGGAGGATTTCTCCTTTGGATTGAGCATGGAGGAGCTTCCCCTCTTGCTGGCTGAGGTGGAGCGGATCGCCAAACTGGCGGAAGCGGCTGCGGTGCAGGTGAAGCCTAAGCCGGGCACTGGGGAGAAAGGCGCGCCAAAAAACTAATAGAGCCAGGGGCCACGGCGTGGATGGTGTGGACCCTGGCAGGAGGACGAATCGATGCGGAGGCGGAGGAATCCATCACCTGGTACATCCCGCTGCCGAGAGTGCTCCAGTACTACCACTGTGCCCTGCGGGCCAACATGGCCTGGACGGTGCCGACCGGGCAACCAGTGAGGAAGGTGGCGGAGCGCCTGCGAGAGCGGGTGCGGCTGGAGCTGCCTCCGGATCTGGATGACACGGACGAGTGAAGCATGGCCTTCCGCATGAACGTAAGCAAGGACGTGGCCGCCATCCGCAAGATGGCGGCCGAATTGCGTCGGGAGGCTGGAACCCTGGCTCAACGGGAGGCTCCGCGCATCCTGAAGGCGGTGCAAGATGTCACGCCTCCGGCGAATGGGAGCGTGAAGCTCTCGGCGGGGATTGCGCGGGGGCGTGCCCGGGTGCGCAGTGATGTGTACAGGGTAGCGGTGCCGCGTGCGAACGGCGAGCAGGCTGGCAGTCTGGAGTCCCTGATGAGGGAGCATCGCGTAAAAGGCCGGGTGCCGGCACGGCTGAACCCCCGGCATGAGGTGCCCTGGCCGGAGATTCAGCAGTACATCTCCACCCGCGAGGCGCGGGTGGGGGCGCTGGCTCGTGCCTGGGAGGTGGAGGTGGCGGTGGATGGGCGCGGCACGGTGACGATTCGGGTATGGAATACCACCCCCTATGCCACGGCGGTGGAGGGGTTGGAGGTGAGGGTGGACAAGCTGATGGAGAAACGGCTCCGCCGCATGGAGCGGGCGCTGATGGGCATCATGCTGCGGGCCGGGAAGGCGGCCGGGTTGAAGGTGAGCTGAAATAACTTTTGAGGTGATCTTATGATGGAATCCGCGCTGACGATGAACATGGACCAGTTCGAGCGACTGGCTGAACGGGTCGTGATCATCATGCAGCGGATGGCAGCGCAGGCAGAGGAGGCGGGCAACCGCGTGAATACGAATCTGTGGCGCGGTTCGGCTCCGGCAGCGCAGGCGGCGAGCAACAACATCACCCAGAGCATGGGCCGGGTGCAGGCCTCTGCGGCGACGGCGGGGGCGGCGGTGGGCCAGGCGGGAGCCAGGGCGGGTGCGGCTGCTGCTGGGTATGGGAGGTTGGCAGGGGCGGCGGGTGCGGCTGGCGGGGCACAGTTGAGCTTTGCCCAAAAGACGGGCATCCTCTTTGCCCGGCTGGGACAGTTTGGAAATAACGCGGCCGGGATCGTGAACGGGGTGAAGGCCATCGCGGAAGTGTGGCGGCGCTTCCGTGGCCAGGCTGCGCCCGTGCAGCAGGTGGCGGCTGCGGTGCAGCAGACGGGAGCAGCGGCAAACGCGGCCGCGCCTCCGCAACGGAACCTGGCAGAGCGGCTGCTGAAGATCATCAAGGTATCCAGCGCGGCGGGCCTGGCCATCTTTGGCCTGGTGAAGGCCTACAGGGACCTGGGGGCGGTGTCGCAGACGGCGGCTGCGCCCAAAATGCCGGATGTGGGCAAGAGCATGCGTGATAGCATTGGCAGCTCCGGTCCCAGCATCCTGGCGGTGGTGGCGGCCTTGGTGGCGGCGATTGGGGCAAGCTTCGCGGCGCTGAAGGTGGGGGAGATCATCAAGGATTCGGTGGTGGCGGCCGTGGATGCGGAGCAGCTCCAGGTGAGCATGGAGGTGATGCTGGGCGGGGTGGAGGAAGCAACCAAGATGATTGCGGATCTCCGCAAGCGCTCGGACATCTCCCCGTATACGGCCACGGACTACACGAAAGCGGGCCGGAGTCTGCTGGCCTTTGGCGAGGAAGCGGACAAGGTGGGGAACACGCTGGACCGGATCGGGGATATCACGGCGGGGATCGGTGGGAAGTCCCAGCAGTTCGGGGAAATTGCGGAGATCTACGGGAAGGCTCGCGTGCAGGGGCAGCTCTTTGCGGAGGACATCAACCAGCTCACTGGCCGGGGTATTCCGGTGATCCAGGAATTTGCGAAGCAGCTGGGGGTGACGCCGGCGGCGGTGAAGAAGCTGGCCAGTGAGGGCAAGGTGACCTTTGCCATGCTGGAGCAGGCGTTTGTGGACCTGACCAGCAACGGGGGCAAGTTCGAGGGCCTGGCGCTGAAGCTGGGTAAGACCACGGGTGGCCTGTGGAGCACGATGTTGGGCGAGATTGAGAGCGTGCAGCTGGCCCTGGGTAAACCGATCAATGACCAGATCCGCCCCATGCTGAGCGCGGTGGTGGCCCGGATGGGTGACGTGCGGGAAGCGGCCGGGAAACTGGGGTCGGCCATCGGGGACAGTCTCAAGATGGCGATCACGGCGGTGAAGGAGCTGGGCACGGGTGGGGCGCTGTCGGTGATGGGGGATGGCCTGAAGCTGGCCTTCATGGAGTCTGTGAATGTGCTCTATGCGGGGCTGCAAGGCTCCCTGGCGGTCTTTGGGGCGGGGGTGGGTGCAGCTGCGATGGTCTTCGTGACGATCTTTGGCGAGATTGGCAAGCCTGAATTTTGGGCGGGTCTGGGGAATGTGCTGCTGGGGATCGGTGCGCAGTTCTCTGCGATGCTGATTGAGGCGGTGGCGAGCATGGCGGCGGGGGTGCGCAGTATTCCCGGGCTGGGGCTGACAGTGGGGAATCTGCCAGAGCAGCTACGGGCCACGGCGCAGGGTATGCGGATAGCGGCCGGCGGGGCGATGTCCTCCGCCGGGCAGCAGCTGGACCCGGTGATCAAGGAAGGGATGAAGCAGTTTGATAATTTCCTAAAAGCCATGCCGGGGGCGTTCAAAGAGGCCTTTGGGAAGGCCAGTGAGGTCTTCGACACCAAAGAGGAGCGGGGGCGGATGCAGCAGGTGCTGGATGGCATCCAGAAGCGCCTGGCGGCAGATGCGGCTAAAGCTGCGGAGGTGGCCAAGAGTGTGCAGGCGGCTGCTCCGGAGATCCCGAAAGTGAAAGAGAACGCCATCGCCACGCCGGGGATGTTTGCCAGTGCGGTGAATCTCCTGATGGGGCGGTCCCCTGGGGAGCTGATGGTGGAGGAAGCGAAGCGGCAGACGGCGCTGCTCCAGAAGATCGAGCAGAACACCAGCAAGCCGGTGCAGCGGCCGAATGTCACCCAATCGAAGCCGGTGGATATGACGCCGCGCTTTGCGTGAGACTCCAGACTGCCAGACACCAGACATCAGACCTGAATAGATAGGAAATAACAGATCATGGCTGTACTTGAACAACGTGGGCTCACTACCAGCCGGGACCGGACGGGCGGGATCAGCCTTGTGAAAAAGTGGATCGTGGACACCCTGGAGGAGACTCTGACGGTAGGGGATCGGACCATGCTGGGGATGCCAGAAGATTCCCGCACCTCCCACCAGCTGGAGGGGGGGAAAGGTCGGCACGTGGTGCTGATCACATACAAGGGGGTGGAGGTGGAGACCTCGCCCGACAATGAGCGCTGGAGCGGAGAGCTGAAGTTTCGGGAAGATCCCATCGAAACGCACCCCTTCCTGGATGAGTTGTTGGCGCGGTATGAGGGCACGATTGAGGAGGGCCGGGTTGTGTGGCCGCAGTTTCTTTCCGGGAGCGGGAAGGCGTCCGGCGGTGGGCTCTCTGGCGCTGCGAAAACGAAGCAGGCAGTGAATCCCATGTTTGGCGCGAAGACGTGGCCGATCCTGATTGGCCAGGTGAGCCGTACCTATGTGCGCAAGTCCTTCCCTCCAGATCTGCTGGACAAGCCGGGGACGGTGCTGGAGCGGCTGCCGGGCAATTCCGGAATCCAGACGCCGGACGGTTATGTGTGGCTGACCCAGCTTCCCAAATTTGACCAGCAGGGGCCGGAGGGTTGGACGCTGGGGGAGAATTATGACCTGGTGCCGCGGGACGGCTATCTGGCCATCCTGTACGGGCTGATTAAACGGAGGTGATGAGTTATGGGAATGAACCTGAATGACCTGCTGGTGAAGCCGGGTGACCCGGTGCAGCCCTTTGTGGACCGCCTGGTGCGGGAGCTGCCGGATCTGCTGCGGCCGTACACTACGAGCGGGCGAGTGCGATTCGTGAGCAGTCCGCAGGGCACTTGCGTGATCGTGGATGAGGAGCCTGCGGTGTTCACGCCACGGTTCAAGGTATCGGCCATGCAGGGTGAAGTGACGGTGAAGATGGGGTTTGTGAATGATTCGCATGTGCCCACGATCAAAGGGGTGCCCCTGGATGGGGTGATGCCGGACAAGAAGGTGGTGCCGGTGCCGCGCTTGAGCATCAGCAAGGACAAGCCGAACGCGGATCTGAAGAGCTGGGTGCACCTGGCGGTGCGCGTGGGTGCAGATGGGAAGGCTGCGGAGACAGTGGAGGACTGGGCCACGATCACGCATGCGGCCACGCTGGCGTCTCCGGAGGAGCTGGTGGGGTGGCAACCGCTGGCGGTGCTGACGTGGAGCGCTGATGGCAAGAGCGTGCGGCGGGTGGACCAGATCACGATGCACAACCTGAAGCATGCCTATGCGGCGGCCGTGCCGGCAAAGGGGCAGCCGGGGCGGCATTTCTTTTGGAGTGTCTAGCTTCAGGAGGAACCGCTAATTGACGCTGATGGAACGCTAATGAGCTTCGGGCTTCTTCTTTTCTACTGGCTTTACTCGTTTAGCCAGGATGGTCAGCCAGTGGGGCTGCTGCCATTCGGGTGGCTCACGGCGGCCGTCGAGCCAGTCATAGGCTGTTGCCCTGGGGCATCCGAGAGCGGTGATGATCTGAGAGGCGGTGTACTGAGTGAGTTGGTCTTTGAAGGGCATGGTCCAACATAGCACATGAATATTTGTCGGCAATGCCGAAAATAGTTGTTGCAAAAAGTCGGCAATGCCGACATAATGACAACGTGAGCACGACGAACAAATTCACGAAAGTTAGCGAGTGGGTGAACGCAGGGGCGATGTCCACCGGGCTTCTCCTTCTGGAGGGGCAAACGGGCGAGAGCGCAAAGGCGGTTGAATTTCCTGCAACTCGCTTCAACTCCTATGGGAATCCCTATCGCGGCAAGTGCTGGATGCCTAAAAGCCAGCTGAAGAAGGTCACGAACGATTTCTATCAGGACACCATCGGTGCGATCATGTGGCTGGCTCCAGCCTGGCTGGTGAGCGCAAAGAAGAATGAAGGGTATGACCTGGCTGACGGAACCGAGTAGAGGGAGAGTCCGGGGCGCGACGGGAGACGCGCAATTGACGCTGATGGAACGCTAATGAAATCCAACTTCGATGATCTGGAGCGTTTCCGGCTGGGCATGCTGGAGCTGGTGGGAATTGTGGTCGTGCTGCTGATTGCGGCGGTGTACCACGAGTCTGTGTTGGGGCGGCTCAAGATCCGGGAGAAGGGGCACACGCGGGAGCTGAGGCATCAGAATGAGATGCGGGAAGCGTTCTATTGGGAGGATATGCGGGAGGACTGGCAGACGTGGAAACGGATTGAGGCGCTGGAGGCCAGGCTGAAGGAGCTGGAGATGGCTGAGCCTCGGATGGAGGACAGTGGGCTGCTGCCGGCGGTGAGTGATGTGAAGAAGCCATGAGCCTGCCGGTACAGTCGGCGGAGGCCTGGAATGGGATGATTGCGGCGCTGCGGCGGTCGCTGGTGGTATCCGTGACGGAAGTGGAGGGCACGGGCTGGAGGCATCCCTGGAATGTGCGGCCGCAGTGGGACCCGCTGCGGAAGGCGTGGGTGTCCACGGTGTGGCCGGGGTTCGTGGGCGGGCTGGATGCCTCGGTGGAGGCGCTGGTGAGTGATGTGAGCCTGGAGACGCGGGAGCGGCTGAAGCGGGGAAAGGCGCTGCCGGCAAAGCAGGATGCCACGGTGGAGGCCTGGCTGACGGAAAAGCCGCTGGTGCGCCTGGCGGGCTGGCGGGCGATTGGTCCGGATGCCGCGGCCACCAGTGCGACCTCGAACCCGGACGGGAGTATTAGCCTGACGTATGAGGAGGTGCCGGATTTCTTCCGCAACCTGGGGGTGGGTGAGCCGCCGGCGATTCAGTTCACCGCAGGGATTCTCACGGAGCAGACCAGTATGGACCCGGAGAGCGGCAAGCGCCGCCTGCTGCGGGCGCTGGACGTGGTGCTGAAGCAGGACCGGGTGGGCACGGCCACGCAATGGACCACGGGCGCGGGCCTGGACGGGAGCTTTGCGCAGTTCGATGTGATTACCACGCGGGCGCTGGATTTCCGCGTGCGCTCGTACATCGATCTGGAATCCCAGTGGACTCCGCCGGCGGTGGCGTCGCTCCAGGACCGCCTGGCGGGCAATTGGACGGATGATACGACTGACGAGCGGCTGATTGCCACGGTGTACCTGGTCTCACCGGAAGGGATGGGGCCGGGGCAGGAGCCGGATGGCTCCTGGGGTGCCTATGTGAAGCATCGGCTGTTCTGGAATTTGACCCATGCCACGAACTACCTCCGCCCGCCGGGGCAGAGTGAAAATCTGGTCCTGCAGACCGGTCTGGCCGGCGGGGTGGGCGATGCGCTGAACCAGTTTATCCTGGCGCAGGTGAATGACGCGAACTCTGCGGCGGCGCAGTTCCTTGGCCGGGAGGGCTTGGCGGGGCGGTTCTGGACGGTATGAGAAAAAGGAACCACTAACGGACACTAACGGAACGCTAATGTAATTTCACTGAACTGAGTATGGCTGAGTCTGATGGGCATGGGCTGGACAAGGGGGCGCGGCTGGAGGCTGAGCGGGCGGCGACGGAGAAGGAAGCGGTGGAGCCGCTTGATCCGGAGTGGCCGTATCGAGCGGAGGGGTTTGATCCGGTGTTTTTTGGGTTGTGAGTAATTGACACCCGGGGGCGGGAAGCCGTCCTATGCAAGCACTCCTTTATGCCGACCTGACGAACAAGAGACTGTCTGAAACGCTGGGTGGGGCGGCGTTCACGTTCCCGAAGCTGGTGCAGGGGGATACGCTGGTGCTGGCCCTGCGCCTGGCGCAGCGGGTGGGCGGGGCGACGGCGGAGGTGACGCGGGTGTGCCAGCAGCTGAAAGCGACGCTGGGTGGCCAGGATGAGCGTCCGGTGTCGGGGTCCTGGCGGCTGCACATCGGGGAGGATGCTCCGGTGGTAAACGTGAATGTGACGGGTGCGCTGCCATGGAATGCGACGGCGGAGCAGGTGCGGGCGGCTATTGCGCAGCTGACTACCCTGGTGCCCACCTATGGGGCCTGCACGGTGGAGCAGGTGGATGGTTCCTATCTGATCCGCTGGGCGTCGCACAACGCCATTGTGCCCCTGGTGGTGCATAGCAATCAACTCTGGCCGGTATCCTTCGTGCGGGTGCGGGAGACGCAACTGGGCGGGATCTGGGTGCATGAGGTGCGCCTGGTGCGGGCTCCGCTGGCGGGAGTCTCCACCTTTGCCGAAGTGGTGCCGGGGGCTCCGGAAATCACGGCGCTGACGGATGGCGGGGTGAATGGCACGGTGGAATGGGGCGAGGTGCAGAAGCTGGTGGTGCCGCCGGCATTTCGCGGGGTGTACTGCATCAAGCGCGGCTTCAGCAAGACGGCGAACCTGTCGATGGAAGACGGGCCGGATGAGATCGCGGAGGCGCTGGAGCCTCTGGCTGATGAGGATGGTGAGTGGGTGGTGACGAATCCCACGCCGAACGCGGCCCACATTGAGTTCGCCGGCAGCATGGTGGGCGTGGATCAACCCTTGCTGGAAGTCGAGGTTTTCGACGCGCCGCCGGGAGATTTGAAATTCCGCCTGGCGCTGGGGACGGCTGAAATGGATGCCTTCCTGCGCCGCAGTGCGACGGGGGAGGAAACGTTGCCCTTTGAGATCGAGCTGCTCCTGGAGGATGAGAATGATGAGGAGCTGCTGGACCGGATCACCTTCCGGATGGATCTCACCGTGCAGCGGGAGACGACGTGGGATGAGTTGTCCCAGCCGGCGGGTATCGACTGGCTGAGGCCTCCGCAACCACGGAGCTATGTCCCCTTCACCCCGGACCAGGTGGCGGTGGGCATCCTGCACTGGGGCACCACGCTGGGGGACGGGGTGGCGACGGTCTTCGTACTGGACCACAATCTGGGTAGTGAGAGCGTGGTGGTGATGGTGAGAGAAAACACCTCGCCAGGCGCGGTGCTGCGTGGCGCGGACTACAAGGTGGATGTCACGAATCCCAATAGCCTGACGGTGACGGTGCTGGGAGACTACGCGGACCCGGTGCCGACGGTGGGCGCGCTGGCGGTGACGGTTATGGCCATGGGTCAGGCGAGCGCCTTCAATGCGCATACCCACACGGTGGGGCAGATTGTAGGGCTTCAGACCATTCTGGATGATCTGGGGGCCAGGCTGCAAGCGCTGGAGGACCTGATACCCACGGGTGCGGTGGTGGCTGATCCAGTGGCGGCGCAGGGGGTAATCTCCTCATGGGACCTGCCGAAAATCGGGGAGGTGTATCCGGTGCGGTCCCTGAATCTGCCGGTGCCGGCCACGGGCCTGGCGGGGTTCAATCAAGCGCTCTTGCCACGGGTGGGGGGGCTGCTGGCGGCGGTGCATGATGCCGTGGTGGAGAGCCTGACGGTGCCGCTGGTGGCGATCTCTGACAGTCTGAAAGGCAAGGTCTTCAAAAATGAGTCCGCCGGCACGGTGTTGCTCCCTGGCGGGATGGGGCGCAAGTCGGTGCAGCTGCGCCCTGGTGAGCATGCGACCTGTGACGGGCGCATGTGGTATCGCGTGGAGCGGATCGGATCGGAAACGAGCTGGTACCCCACGGACTATGCGAGGGAGTTGTTCCGGATCTCGGTCAACGAAAAGCAGCTCCGCCTGAAGAAGAAGCTGGAGGTGCTGCTGGGCCTGGAGCTGGCGGTGCTGAAGAGCAACACCAATGCCCGGTGGGCCGTGCGGATCGAGTGGGCAGCGATCACGGAGGACGCGACTCCCACGGGTGCGGCGATCACGGTGACGGCGGATGCAGGAGCCAACACGCTGACGGCGGCCGCTCACGGACTGGCGGAAGGAACGCCCGTGAAAGTGGCCAGCAGTGGCACGGTGCCGGGAGGTCTGACGGCGGGCACGGTGTACTACGTGAAGAATACGGACACCAACACGCTCCAGCTCTCTGCGGCTCTGGGCGGTGCGGTGCTGGACCTGACCAGTGCTGGGACGGGTACCATCACGGTGACGGCGCAGCCGGGGCGCAACCTGAAGGAAGTGGTATGGAACCCGGTGCCACTCCTGGAGCAGGTGCTGGAGGTCACGCCAGTGCCCTCTGTGCACACGGTGGGGTGCCGGATCACGCGGGCGCTGGTGTCAGCGGTGGATACGATCACGGCCGCCCGCATCCTGTACGGATCTGAGGAGGGGAGTGCGCCGGCCCCGACCAGCGCAAACTTCATGCTGCGGGGGCGTTTGGTGCGCTTCGACACGGAAAACAACGAAAGTGATCCGCGTGGGTTCGTGGCCATCCTGGGGCTGGATCGCAAGGTGGGCGTGGAGGAGTCCGACAACGAAAGCGAGCCTGGGAAAGCGGTGATCAAGTCCGCGTAAGTAGGAAATAACCATAACATCATGGCTGCACCCGTCATCGATACCACCACCTCCATCCTGGCCTACCGCCGGGGGGAGTTTTTTATCTATCAGCCAGCGGCGACCAACACGCCGACAAGCTGGGCGGCCGTGGGCCTGCCGGCGGGGCTGGCGATCAACGGCACCACGGGCCGGATCAGTGGAGCGGCCACGGAAGCGGGAGTGTATGTGGTGACTCTGACGGCCACGAATGGCGACGGCACGAGCGCGCCGCTTTTCCTCGCGGTGGGAATCGAGACCAGCGAGTACAACGCGGATGCCTTCGTGGAAGTGGATGTGAACCTGCTCACCGGGGCGGTGAGTTTGCCTGGCGGAAACTTCAGTGCCACGGCGGTGCTCTTTGGCAAAAAGGGGGACTGGCTGATGCTCTCCGTAGGATTCAGGAAGGGTAACGTGCTCCAGGATCTGGAGATCTCCGCGCTGAGCTACGCGCTGAAGGAATATGATCCGGAGCAGCTCCTGGTGCAGAGTGACGGGGACTTTGAAAAAGTGGGGTCCTATGAGTCAACGCGATACCGCATCCTGGTGCATCTGGACCCTGACGCGCTCGCTGGTGTGCTGAGCAACTACGAAGGGGACAAGGCGACGAACTTCGCTGGTGTGTCTGAGCTGCGGTGGGGCGTGCTGCACACTCTGCCGGGTGATGAAGATCCCACGGTGCTGGAGAGATCCAGCCAGAACTTCACAACGGAAATCTTCCGCGATCAAACCCCTGACCTGACAGAAGACTGATGGCCCTGGTGACGATGAGATTCCCCGTGGCCAGGCGCTATGCCCTGGCGGGCTATGCGATCCGTAGAGCGAGCTGGAACAACGCGGAGGGCGGGCATGAGCTGGCCTGGGTGACCTATCGTTTCGGCCTGTACCACTACACCACGGCCACGGCGACGCGGGTGGTGCATGCTGCGGATGTGGTCGCTGATGACCTGCGGGCTAGTGACTGGACGCTGCAAGGGGTGGATGAGGAGCCGGTGACGGTACCGCCTGTGGATGAGCTACCGGGGCCTGGTGGGAGCACGGGGGGAAGTGGAGGAGGCTCTGGAGGCGGTGGCGGATCTGGCGGTGGTGGTGGGAGTGGGCCGGGTGACTACCCCTCAGATCCTGATTCCCCGCTGCCGGGGGGCTTCGACAACCCGAACGGGGGCAGTGGGAGTGAAGGGGGCGGCGGTGAAGAGCCTGCCCCTCGCCGGAAACGGGCGGAGCCGACTGAGACGGACATGACGCTGACGGTGACCAGGACCACGAGCGGGTGCATTCCCCTGGTGGGTGGACTCCCCAGCCAGGCTCCGGTGGAGGATGAGTTTTCCTTTAACCTGGAGCTGTCTGGCACCACGGATGCGCCGGCGGGGCTGTGGTTCTACTCTGTGCACCATGGGACGCCGAAGGGGCCGAAGATTGCTCAATCTGGCACGATCAGCCCTGGCGACGGGGTGGATGGCACCTTTGCCATCACGGCACCGCGTGGCCAGGGGCCTTTCCGCGTGTGGGCCAAGGCGTACCGATCCGGCACGGGATACAGTGCGAGTGCGAATGACCAGGCGGAGATGCGGGATGATGACTGCCCGGTGCCTGGTCATCTGTACGACGGGGCGGGCTCGCTGACGGGCGGGACTGGGGAAATAAACATCCTTCTCGGCTACCTCTACGACGGACCTGGGCCGTTCACATGGGCGGAGATAGGAGTGTTCGAAGTGGAATCCCCTGAGGAAGGCCTGGCGGCGCTGGCGTCAGAGCTGGGGGTGTCTGTGGGCGATGTATCTGTCTCCCCTGGATCTGCCCCTGGGACCTATGAGGTTCAGGTGGCTGGAGATCCTGTCATATCTGACATGGCGTGGGTGATCTATTCGGACGGAGCGCCGGGTGAAGGTGGCACGCATGCGGGCAGTGGGACGATGTATGCGGTGGACTGGGTGGAGGGGTGATCCAGGAGGGATTGACACCTGATGGCGTTGATGCGCGCCATTAACCTAAGTTATGACCTAAACAACGGCAGCCTGCGGGCTGATTCCCTGGACAACCTGTTTCACCGGGAGGGCCTGGAGCTGCGGTTGCGCTGCTTCCGTGGAGATACGCCGGAGCTGCTGCTCCCCGGCTCGCTGCTGGTGGCCACGCTGAAAGCGGACCTGGATGGGGATGCGGGGGCTGTGCTCGCGGAGTGGGTGCTCCCGGAGGACTACAGGGGCTATTACAGTGGCTTGCTGGTGCTGAGCAGTGATGTGTTGGACGCGCTCTTTGAGGAGGACTCGGATCTGAACAAGACGCTGTACTTCCAGATCAGTCACCGTCCGACTGCGGAGGATCACCCGACCTTCTCGCAGATCTTGGACTGGATCGTGAAGAGACCGGTGGTGCAGCCGGATGATGCCCCGCCTCTGGTGTTGGCTCCTGATCCCTGGGAGGATTTGGATGCACGGTACGGGTCCCTGGAGAGCAGGACGGCCGTGGTGGATGTGCACGGTGACGATGAGACGGGGCAGGTGGGTAATGCGTCGCGTCCCTTCCTGACCATGCAGGCGGCCATGGAGGCGATCATGGTGGCGACTCCCGCGGTGCCCTCGGATTTCTTCACGCTGCGGGTGAATGGCCTGGCAGCGTATGAAAGTGAGGTGGTGGTGGATGAGGTGGATTATCGGTCCATCTTCCTGGAGCTGAAGCCGGGTTATGATGCCTCCACCGGCAAGCTGAATCTGACGATCAACTACGTCACCTCAGAGTTCGGGGCGCATACCATGACGCTGGCCCTGCGCGGTGACATGGGGCGGATTACGGCGAAGGGAATTGCCCTGACGGTGATCGGCTGCGGTGTGGCCAGGGTGACGGACATCATCGATATCTCAGATCCGAGTGATGAGCTGTTCAACGTAAATGCCTCGCTGACGTTGAACGGCACGCTGAGGGTGTCAGGAAACCTGTCTGCCAATGGTGCCTCCGGGCAACCGGGAAAGAGTATTACGCTGAACGATGAGGTGCAGGTGCGCAGTGCCAATATCAGCCCGTTTGGCAGTGGCAATGGTACCCTGACGGTCAATGGCCTGGCCACTCTGGGCGATCAGAATAGCAATCTGGGAGTGGCTCCCAACTATGATTCCTCTCTGCTGCGGAAGTCTGTGCAGACTTACGTCCGTACGGCCGCAACATCTACGCTCAACGCGACGCCGCAACAAATGGGAGGGTATGTGGAGCTGCCTCTGCCTGGGATCTGGCTGCTGTCTGGCCAAGCCACCGTCCAGCTGGCCGGCGCGACGTTCTCCACCTCCCGGACCATCACGCTCAAGTTCCACCGCTTGAACAACACGGAGGCGGATGTGGGGACCGCGCTGGCATTCCCCACGCAGGTGACCTCCGCGCAGACGCGCAGCCTGGGATCGTGCGCGTTGCCGGCATCGGTGTATGAGACGCCGCGCTCCGGAGACCGAATTGCCATGTACGGTGATGTGTCGGTGGCGCCCTCTGTCGGCAATCTGGAGGTGGTGCAGCTGAGCATCCTGGCGCACCGGATTGGGTGAGGAAGTTGACACGACGGCGGGCGCATGAAGGTGCTCGCCGTCGTTGTGGTGGTCGTCCTGCTGGTCCTCCTCTGGTGGGACAGGCTGTGTGTGGCGATCCTGGGCAACCTCATACAGTTCATCTGTGACTCTGGATTTACCCCATGACCCTGGAAAACGCGCTCCTCACTGCTCTCACGGCTGTCACATCAGGCCTCGTTTATGTCTGCCGCCTCATGTGGGTGAAGCAGGAGCAGTGTGAGAAGGACCGCTACGAACTCCGGGAGGAAGTGGAGGAAGTGAAGTCGCTGCACGGGATCGCGACAGGTACGCTCAACGCGGTGAAGCGCTGCCCGGTGCCGGGCTGCATGTTCCGCGATCCTCCAACTGAAAAGATGCCCCGCCAATGATCGTCCGCGCCTTCATCCTCTTTGCCTTTGGCCTGATGGTCTGGCTGGCCCTGGTGGCTAAGCAGGCGCTACGGGACTCCATTAATCCAGCCCGCGCGAAGTGCCAGTATGATCCCGCGCAAGACTGCACGTGCGCGGGAGTGCGTGGAGAGCATGTGTACGCGTGCGAGTGCTGCGCGGCATCACCCTGCCGGCCGCAAGCGGACCTGAAGCTTGACAAGATCCTGAAGGCGGAGCGGGAGAAGGGGAAAGAGGATCACGCTAAGAGGAAACAACACAAAGCGGAAAATGAAGAGCACCCTTAAGACAATCTGGATCGGGGTCTGCATTGGGGCCGGCCTGGCACTGGCGAGCTGCCAGAACCTGGACGGCTACAAGCGGACCTATAGCCTGAACTACGTCACCCCGCAGGGGCAGCCGGTGGGCGTGGGTGTGACGTTGGACCCTGTAAAAAGGAGTGGGAAATAACCTATGAAACCACTCTCTAAAATCTTCGGCGGTTGGTTGCTCGGCATTGTGATTGCCTTCCTCATCTTCTGCCTTGGTGGGGCGGTGTGGGATGCATGGGCCGCACCAGATGTGGCGAATCCCATGGTTGGCCACGCGCCTGGAGGCATCACCTATGGCGGCTTTGCGTTGCTCTGCTGGCTGATCCCGTGTTTCGGGCCGCTCTGCCTAGTGGCAGTGTTTGCGCTGTTTCTCATGGCCGTCATTGCTGGGGACGCTTTGCTTCGTCGGAGATGAACTGGCTCCTCGTCATTGCCATCGGCTGCATCCTCCTCGCCCTAGCATGGCTGTACACGATCCACGACATCCAAGACCGGTGAGCTCACCGACTCAGCCGATCTTGATTCCGGTACGGATACCTGGTGAGGGATCGTGGTACCGACTGATCCGCCCGTGGCGGTATGTCTGGGATCTCCCGGACGGTACCCGGCAGTGCCTGGTGGTGCCGCGTGGATTCTGCCTGGACGGTGCAAGCGTGCCGCGCCTGCTGTGGACGCTGACGGGGATCACCCCGGACGGCCTGCACCGTGCGGCGGCCGTGGCGCATGACTATCTATATAGGCATGCCGGGAAATTGCCGGCGGGCGTGCACCGGGTGCTGTCTCCAGGCGTTGGGTGGGAGACTGCTGGCTGGAAAGATGCCGCCCACGTGTGGACCCGGGAGGAAGCGGACCGGCTCTTTGCCCGGCTGCTGCGGGAGTGCGGGGTGGGGAAACGTCGCCGGCGAATCATGTACCTGGGGGTGAGGCTGGGCGGGTGGATGAGCTGGAAGGGTTGACACTGGGGCTGGCTTGTATGAGTCAGCAAATCTACGACCTTGCCCTGCGCTACCTCGGTGTCGCGGAAACCCCCGGACAACAGTCCAACCCGCTGATTGCGGAGATGTTCAAGACAGCCCCTTCGTGGCTGGACCAGGATGATAGTAAGACGGCCTGGTGCGGGATCTTCCGTGGGTACCTGGGGCTCTGGTGTGGCACCGGGGTGCCGAAGGAGCACTATCGTGCGCGCAAGTGGCTGGAGTGGGGCCAGGAGGTAAAGCTCAAGGACGCCAAGCGCGGAGACACTGTCGTGACATCCCGGGACGGCGGCCACCATGTGGCCCTGTTTGACCGGCTCGAAGGCGGCCGGGTGTACCTGCTGGGCGGGAACCAGGGGAACCGGGTGAGCATTGCGCCATTCCCACCCTCCGTCATCCAAGGCGTCAGGCGGGAGGCGTGATGGGTTGCAAAACTAAACGCATCGGGCTATGTGTGGCGCTCATGGCCGCACCGGAAGGCAACAAGTTCGCAGCTAAGTCCCCAGAGGAATCTCATGGGGACTCTTTCTCTCTGCGCGCTCCCAGTGGCATGAAGGGGAAAGCCGTGGCCTGCGCCCGCAAGCGCGGAATAAAGCTCGCGGCCTGGCTTGTGGAGGCGATACAGGAAAAGATTGCCAGAGAGACGGCTGAGAAGAAAGACTGAAGTTTTGTATTGCAAAACTTCACTGGGTAGTTATTCTACTCACATCAGCAAGTGATTACTGATCCGCCCCGGCGGCCCCGGGATGAACTCCATAGGAGATTGCAAGATGCAGACTATTGCTCAACTGAAAGATCGTGCCGTTGAACTGCAACGGAAAGCCCCGGCCGCTGCGGAAACCAAGGATGCGCAGCGCGCCTATCAGGCGGCGCTGAATGAGGTGGCGATGGAGAAGAGGGCGGAAGAGTGCCGCGAGCGGCAAGCGCGGGAGAAGCGTGAACGTGCGGAATTGCGGGCGAGAATCCTCGCTCCGGTGGTGGTGCCCGCTGGGAAAAAGCTGGTGACCCTCACGGCAAAGCAAGCGGAGTGGGCGGGGATGGCTCCGTCCGTCGCGGGCGGTTGGGTGGCGGTGGGCCTGATGATGATGGGCTCCGGTTACGTAGCGCTGGTGCCTGAGCGCTGGACGGATGGGGAGCCTATCGATGTCGGCACGGTGCAAAGAGTGTGGTCTGAACGTTGCTACTGGCCTGAGGAGTTGGCGGATGCGGTGGGTAAAATCGAAGGGATGGGGGTGGGCAAGTGAACCGCTCCCGCGACAGATGGGCGGCCCGCGTACGGCGGGCCTGGATTGAGCGGGCCTGTCATGCCCGGGGGAGTATCCAGAGAAGGGACGTGATGGCGGCCTTTGACGTGTCGGAGGCGCAAGCATCTGCTGATATCCAGGCGCTGCTTGAGGAGCATCCCGGGTGCCTGAGGTATGACCTGAGGGGGAAGTGCTACCGCTGGGAGCAAGGGGTGACTCCGCGGTTGGAGATCCCGTCACCGATCATCGCCCTTGCGCTTGGGAAGGAGGGTGAGGCGTGATTGACGGGGCTGAGTTGCGCCGGCTGAAGACGGTGGGGGACCTGGTGCCCCACTTCATCGAGTCGAGGGTGGCGAAGAATCTTCGGCCTGCCACCATGACGAATTGGCATGTGTGGGCCAGGTGGATGCAGCGGGAGTGGCGGGATAAGCTGGTGCGGCGGGTGACGGACGGGCAAATCGTGGCATTGGCCGCCAAGAAGAGCCGGAACCACGCGCTACTGACGCAAGCATTCTTCCGCTGGCTGAGGGAGGTGAAGGTGCTCAAGCTAACTTTCCACGTGGGCAAGGTGCCGTCGGCGGCTCTGACGGATGAGCGGTCCATCAGCTACTGGACTCCAGATGAGGCGGTGCGATTCCTCGCGGCCGTGCGGGAGGAATACCGCGCAGGATGCGTCCTTGGCCTGTATGCGGGACTGCGGCCGTATGAGATGTGTCGGATCGAGTGGAGGGATGTGCAGGTCTCAGAGAGGCGGATACGCATTTCTGCCAGGGTCTCCAAGATCCGCCGGGCGCGCATGATTGAGGGGATTCCCGCCATCATCTGGACGCTGCTCAAGCCTCTGGCTAAAGCGGAGGGGCGGGTGATGCCGGGATCTGACGACGTCATTGCCGTGTACCGCTACGTGCATGAGCGGGCGCGGGCGGGAAAGGCGGCGGGGGTGCAGCTGCATCACGACATCTTCCGGCATACGTTTGCCACCTACTACGCCGCCTGGACGGGGCATGCGGCCATGTGCAGCCGGATTCTAGGGCACTACAAAATCAGGACGCTGGCGGCACACTATGATGGCGTGGCTACGAAGGCTGAGGCGAAGGAGTACTTTCGGGCTTCGTATCGGGCGCGGCGGGCTGCGGGGTAGTCTCCCAGATGTCGTTAATCTGGTCGTCCTGGGGGAGGAGATGGCCATAGGTGCGCTGTACGACCACCACGCCGTCCCCCAGCCACTGGGCTACCTTGTACACGCTGGTGCCCTTTGAGACGTGGAGGGACGCGAAGGTGCGCCGGAGATCGTGGAAATTCGCGGACAGTCCCGCCCTCTCCAGCAGCCGCTCATAGATTCGGCCGAAGTTGTAGCGGTAGGGGCTCTTCCCGTGGGTGCGCTCCGGGGACAGCATGAAGGGCTCCTGCATGGTGTAGTTCTTCCGGAGCCATTCCCGGAACTCCTTGGTGAGCGGGATTGTGCGGTTGTCCTTGTCCTTGGGGACAAATGTGGGGGTGGCCTGGACGTGGAGCAGGCCGGCGTCCAGGTCAAACCAGGAGGGGCGGGCCTCAATGACCTCCTTCCTCCGGAGTCCGGCGTGAAGGGCGCAGTACAGGGCAAAGGTCAGATCCCGATCCCCTGTGGCGGCCGTGATGAGCTTGCGGGCCTCCTCCGGTCGCAGGAATTGCTTTCGTCCTTTCGTGGGCTTCTTCGGGGGCTTGACCTGGCTGGCGGGATTGGAATTGATCTTAAACCCCTGCTGGAGCCAGCTGAACCAGGACTGGGCCACGGAGAGGTAGTTGATGGCCGTCTCTGGGTTCTGCTTCTTCAAGGCGTCCACCCATGCGCTGACCTGCCGGGGGGTGATCTGCCGGGGTGTGGTGGCCTGGGTGAACTTCACCAGGTGGTTGATGGCGGCTTTTCGGAATTTGAGGGTGCTCTCTGTCAGCTCCCGTTCCCGGTGCATGACCGCCAGGTATCGGTCGCGCTCTGCGGGGCACTCCTGCATCTGGGCGCGCATCTGGGTGCTGGCGCGCTGTTGGACCTCGCGGGCCTTGACGATGGCCACGGCCTCGTCTTGGGTCTCCAAGGACTGTCGGTGCTGGGCTGCGCCTGGGGCTGGGGTGAACCGTAGCCACCAGACCTTGCCGCGCTGATAAAGGCCTTCCATTGAGGGGGTTGTGTGCTAAACGGAGTGTGCTAAACCGGGGTGGAATAGCAGTAATAGCACGACCAAAAAGGGAATTCTTCAAGCGGAAAAATTATAAGGTGTTGAGTATGAGGACTGAAAAAAATGTATGTATTTCGTCACAACAAAATCCTCACATAATCGTTTTACTCAAAACGTTGCCTTTACTGGAGGCATAATCACACCCCTGATCTGGTATGAAACGATACACGCTTGGCATTTGTGGCGGCGTCAGCGTAGAAAATCCGACGGAGCGGGATATTCGAGAGGCTGTGTTTGCGCTCGATTCCCGGGAAGGGGATGCTTTCCTGATTCTTGATCAGTTGGAGGACGGTACTTTCTTGCAGGCCAGTGGGGATCGTGACGTTGGGTTTGAACTGGCGCACCAAGATTCCAGTGCCCAGCAATTCCGGGCAAAACGTGATTTCAGCGCTGGCGAGATTGTCCGGAAGTTCACCTCCTTTTCCCAGGGGAATCCGGACTGGAAAAACGGAATGGAGTGGGAGTTTTTAGGGAAGGCTGAGATGGCCTAGGCCGCGGTGCCTGCGGCGGAGGCCCGGGGCGGATGGTACTGGTTCATGTGGGCGGCGGTGGCCTGAAAACTTGAATTTAGTTCCGGGGCCGGGAGCCTTGCGCGGACCTGTTTTCTGTCCTATCTCAAAGGGACATGTCTGCTTCTTTCGTCCATCTACATCTGCACACGGAATACTCGATGCTCGATGGGGCGGTGAGGATTCCTGACCTGATGAAGAAGGCCAAATCGCTGGGGATGCCGGCGGTGGCCATGACGGATCACGGCAACCTCTTTGGAGCCATTGAGTTCTACCAGGAGGCCAATAAGGCGGGGATCAAGCCGATCATTGGGTGTGAGATCTACCTCGCTCCCGGATCGATGTGGGAGAAGAAGGATGTGACAGGGCGGAAGCGCAGTTCGCACCTCACCCTCCTGGCGGCCAACAATGAGGGCTATGCCAACCTCGTGAAGCTGGTGACGCTGGCCCACCTGGACGGCATGTACCACAAGCCGAGGGTGGACAAGGAGGCGCTGAAAAAGCACTCCGAGGGCCTGATCTGTCTGAGCGGCTGCATCAGCGGTGAGATCAACGAGTTCATCCTCACCGACCGCGAGGATGAGGCCCGCAAGACGGTGCAGGAATTCATCGACATCTTCGGGAAGGACAACTTTTACCTCGAACTACACAATCACGGCATGGCCCAGCAGCAGCGCTGCATGCTGAAGCTGCGGGAGTTTTCCAGAGAGTTCGGCTTGAAGATGGTCGCAGCCAACGACGTCCACTTCCTGAACAAGGAGGACCATGAGGCTCATGATGTCATGATCTGCATAGGAACCGCGGCCAACGTGCACGATGAAAAGCGGCTGCACTACTCCCCGGAGGTTTACTTCAAGACGGCCGAGCAGATGCGAGAGCTGTTTGAGGACTTTGAGGAGGCCTGCGATACCACGCTGGAGATTGCGGAGAAGTGCAACATCAAGCTGAAGCTGGATGCCTCCAGCATTGAGAAGTATCCCCAATTCCCGCCGCCGGAGGGGCAGACCCGGGAAGGTTACTTCCGGCAGTTGTGCGAGGATGGCATGATCTTCCGCTATGGGAAGGAGCGTGCCATGAATGATGCCATGCTGAGGGAGCGTCTGGACTACGAGCTGGGCATCATCAACAAGATGAACTTCACGTCCTACTTCCTGATCGTGTGGGACTTCATCAAGTGGGCGCGTGACCACGGCATCCCTGTGGGGCCAGGCCGTGGATCGGCGGCCGGTTCTCTGGTGGCCTACTCGCTCGGGATCACCGACCTGTGCCCCATCCGCTTCGGGTTGATCTTTGAGCGTTTCCTGAACCCGGAACGTGTGTCGCCTCCTGACGTTGACATCGACTTTTGCCAGACCCGGCGCCCGGAGGTGATCGAGTATGTGCGGCAGCACTACGGCGAGCGTTCTGTGAGTCACATCATCACCTTCGGCACCATGGGTGCTAAGAGCGTGGTGCGTGACGTGGGGCGTGTGCTGGGCTGGAGCTATGGGGATGCCGACCGGCTCTCCAAGATGATCCCAACGGAGTTGAACATCGATCTGGAGTCTGCCGTTGAGAAAAACCCCGAGCTCAAGGCGGCGCTGGAGAACGAGAGCAGCACCCAGCAGCTCTGGCAGTATGCCACCTTCCTGGAGGGCATGACCCGCAACGCCGGCATTCACGCGGCGGGCATCGTTATCGGTGACCAGCCTCTGGACAACTTCATTCCGCTGACGCGGGGCAGTGAAGGGGAAGTGGTGGCCCAGTTTGCCATGGGCCCGCTCACGGACGTCGGCATGTTGAAGATGGACTTCCTGGGGCTGAAGACGCTCACGGTCATCAAGGATGCCGTGGACTTTGTCCGGTTGAGATTTCCTGACTTCAACCTGGATGCGGTGCCGCTGGATGACAAGACGACCTATGAGATGCTGAGGAAGGGCGAGACGATCGCAGTGTTCCAGATGGAATCTGGTGGCATGGCTCTCACCTGCCGGCAGCTGGAGCCGGACAAGATCGAGGAAATCATCGCTCTGCTGGCCCTCTATCGTCCAGGCCCGATGGACCTTATCCCGGACTTCATCAAGCGTAAAAAGGGCGAGCAGCGCGTGGAGTATCTCCACCCGCTGCTGGAGGACGTTTCCAAGGAAACCTACGGCATTCTGATCTACCAGGAACAGGTGCAGAAGGCGGCCAACCTGCTGGCGGGCTACTCACTCGGGGCGGCTGACTTGCTCCGCCGAGCCATGGGGAAGAAGAAGCCGGAAGAAATGGAGAAGCAGCGCACGATCTTCGTGAAGGGCTGCGGTGAGACCAACCAGATCCCCGCGAAGAAGGCGAACGATATCTTCGACTTGCTGGAGAAGTTCGCCGGCTACGGCTTCAACAAGTCGCACTCGGCCGCCTACGGCATTGTGACGTACCGGACGGCCTACCTGAAGGCGAACTATCCGGTAGAGTTCATGGCGGCTGTGCTCTCCTATGAAGTCAACAGCACTGACAAGCTGGCGGGCTTCGTCTCCGAGTGTCAGCGCATGGGCATCACCATCCTGCCACCAGATGTGAACAAGAGCTCGCTCAAGTTTGCGCCGGAGTGCATCGAGGGCAGTGACGTGCCCAATGCCATCCGCTACGGCCTTGCTGCAGTGAAGAACGTGGGGGAGGCCGCCATGGCCGCCGCCATTGCCGAGCGCACGAAGAACGGACCCTTCACCAGCCTGGAGGACTTTTGTGCGCGGGTGGACTCGCGGATGATCAACAAGCGCCTCATGGAGCCGCTCATCAAGGTGGGCGGGTTCGACTGGACCGGGCAGGATCGTGCTGGCATGTGCTTCGTGCTGGATGAAGTGCTCTCTAATGCCTCAAGCCGGCAGAAGGAGAGGAAGGCGGGCATGGTCAGCCTGTTTGACGATGACACGATGGGGGCGACGAAGAACACTCTTGCCAAGTCTGCTGGCCCGCCGCCATGGAAGAAGGAGGAGCTGATGGCCTTCGAGAAGGAGTTGCTTGGCTTCTTCGTCTCCGGTCATCCGCTGGACAACTACCGCCACATTTACGAGAGCAAGTACATCACCCGCATCGCGGATGTGCAGGAGGTGAAGGAGGAGCGGGTCAGTCTCCGCGTTGCCGGCCTGATCCAGCGTCTGGAGGTGAAGTACACCAAGAAGGACAACCGCGCCTTCGCCACCTTCGCCCTGGAAGATTTCTCGGGGACGGTTGAAGTTATTTCCTGGAGCGAAGGTTACGAGAAGTTCAAGGATCTGCTGGTGGAAGGCGGGGTCATCGGCATGAAGGGGCGCTGCGAGAAGGATTCCCGCTCGGAGACCATCCGCATGACGGTGCAGGAGGTAAAGCCGCTGAAGCCGGTCAAACCAGAGAAGCCCAATGGCAAACCCAAGCCCCTGGCCCTGTACATGGATGTGCTCAAGCACGGTCCCAAGGACCTCGATGCCATTCACAAGATCCTGACGGATCACCCTGGGGAAACCCCGGTCCAGCTTCGCATCATGACCGCCTCCGGTGAGGAGGCCGTGCTCCGCGTGGGCCGCTCCTTGAATGTGGAGGTGAATGCTCAGCTGCAGCAGGCGTTGCAGCCGTGGGTGAGGTAAGGGGAGGGGAGGGGGGGCGCGGCGGGCGAGAGGCGGGCATCGCTACCGATAGTGCGGAATGGTGCAAAACCGCCCCGCCTGCCGGAGGTGCCCTCCCCGCTCTTGGCCAATGGCGGGGCTATGGGTGGCCTGGGAGCCCGCTATGCTTCGCCACACTGCGGGCTGTCCATCATCCGCTGCTAGGGCCCCGACTTGTAGGCAGGCTTCGACTCAAAGGAGCTCACGTTCAGGGTGCCGCTGCCCCCATTGACATTGATGCTGCCGTGGCTGGCACCTACCCCGTTAACCCGGAAGAGACGCTTGGCCTCATCTGCGTACACGTTGGCATTGCCGGAGGTGATATCGACATTCACGCCTTCGGACACGCGGACGGTGCGGCCCGCGATGTGAACTTCATTGCCGTTGAGGGTTGTATTGCTGACGAAGTCGATGCCCCCATTGGCGCCCTCTGCGTACAGCTTAAGTGCATTGGTTCCTGAGAGGGAGCTGTTGCCGATGGTGATCCACCCATTGGGGCTCATGGTCCTTGCTCTTAGGATATTGGACGCGGTGACGTTGGAATTGAAGATTCTGATCTGGCCATTCACCTCGTCAGCAGCAAGTGCCTCAATGTCAATGATGGGACCTTTTATTTCGGCTCTGCATGATGCGGGCAGTCCTTCGTTTTCATCGCCGATGTTAATGTTCCCGCCTTGGGAAAGGAGTTTGACGACAGCGTCTTCATTGGCGCAGATGAGCTTGAGGGTGCTGGTGTCGGCCACATTGATCGACCCCTTGGCCCGCAAATCGATGCCTTGGGTGGCCTTGACTCGTGCGCCGTTGGAAATGTTGATGTCACGTCCGGCCGCAGCGTCGATGAAGTTTCCGCTGAGCCGATAGGTGATGTTGATGTCCTGGCCAGCGCTCACCAGCACGTCTCCCTCGGTACTCACGCGCCCGTAGAGGTTGACGTCGGAAGCGAGGCCCCTGGCGACGAAGGCCATGTCCTGATTCCCCCCTTTGACGTCGAAACCTTCATTGACTGTGATGCTGCCATCTTGGGAGTAAAAGCCCACTTTCTCGACGTCATAGTTGTAGCTCAGGTCAAAGGCGTTGTCGTCTTCGGACCAGTAAGGGGGCTCCGTTCCTGGTGCGTACTGGGCAGCAAAGAGGATATCCTTCTGGGCGGAAAAGATGACATTGCGGATGGGATCCTCCAACGCGGGGCCATCGACAAAGGTGTAGATGGGGAAGTCAAACTCCGGCGTGCCGTTTACCACCAAGTTCTCGAACTTGAACACCGCCCAGAGTTCGCTTTCCTTGGTGGGCGCTTCGTCAGTTGTGTTGGTGAGGAACTTTTTGAAGTTGAGGTTCTCCACCGGTTCTAGTTTGCCGAAGGTGAAGAGCGGGAACAGGGTGAAGTCCCGGTTGGAGGTGCGGTCCGACTTGGCATTGTAAACCTGCCCGGCAAAGCGGATTTCCTCGCCTTGGCTGTTATGCACTGTCACGTGGGGATTGGTCTCCACCAAGGAGTTGTCCCCCAGGTAGCTGGCTCCGACGATGAGGGGCACCTCACCCGTGTAATCAGGAGGAATGATGCCGCCGTTGTTCCCATTGTTGCCTGTGGGGCCACCATTGCCCTGAGGTGAGTTTCCGCCGGGGGCGGCGTCCTTGATTGCAATGGTATTGATGACATTCAACGCCGTGTTGTTGGACAACTCCACCAAGGTGCCCCGGCCAGGCAGCACGAAGTTAGTGGCGACGAGGTCCCCCTTCTTGAGCTCCTTTTGCTGGAACTCGAGGGCTTTCACCACCTCCATGAAGTTCGGCATCGACTCATCATCGCCATTGATGAGCTTCGAGGTCTTGAGCAGGAGGGAGAGATCCACATCCACTGGGGTCGGCAGCTGATTGCTGTCGGTTTTCATGATGATCATCTGACCAGCAGTGATGTGGGTGAATTTGCCGGGCTCCTTGTTGAAGTACAGATCCACCACCCCTTCGATGACGATAAGCTTTACGAAGCCCCCGGGGAGGTATTCGAACAATACGGTAGTGCCGGTGACGGCAGCGGTCACGGCAGCAGTGCGGACTTTGGCACCACCCATCTGCTTCGGCACCTGGAGCAGCATGACCCCTTGGTCGAGATCCAGCGTCCGCTTGTCCCCGCGGATGGTGAACCGGGAATTGGCACCCAGACGGGTTAGGGAGTTGTCTGGAAATTTGAGTTCCGCACGGGAGGCTGCACCTGTGGCTACGGAGGTGACGGAGGAGATTTCATCTCCGACAACAGCTTCACGCGGGGCCGCGTTCTCCTTGAGTACCTTGACCTCATTGTGCAGCCGGGTGACTTCCGCCTTGGTGTAGCTGGCGGCGGATAGACCTGCGGGAAACAGGAGTGCGCTGCCCAGTAGTGCCAGGGGCAGGGTGCGGGTGATGGTATTCATGGCGGTGTGAGGGGCGGGAGGAAGGCTGGGTTGCCGGTCAGAACTTGACCTTGAGGGAAACTGACGGGCCTGCAAGCTGGGCCTCGTATTCAAAGACGTCCAGATTGCTGCGGTTGAGCCCAAAATTGTAGCTGGCCGTGAGCTCTACGAAGTCACAGGGTTGCCAGGTGAGACCGGCACCCCAGTTGTGATACCAGTCCTCGCGCCCCTGGAGGTTGTAGTAGTCAAAGTAGGACAGCCGGTACGACAGGGAGAATGCCAGCTCCCGGGTGATCTTCAGGTTGTAGCCGACTGAGGTGCTGTACTCGTGACGGGCAAGGATGTCAGGCTCCGTATCCAGTGCCAGTGCAGCAGTGGCGTTGACGTAGAGGCTGTTGAGCCGGTTGATCAAAAAGGTCTTTTGCAGGCCGACGCGCAGCGTGTGGGCCTGGTAAATGGGGTCATCATCGATGCCCTGGGTGATGCGCTGATAGCCATAGTGGACATGAAAGATGGAATTCATCACCTCAGGAAGCAGGACGAGGAACCCCGCTGACACCTGGCCATCCTCATAGTCGAGGGCATCCAGTTCATCATAGCGGTAGATGCGCTGTCCCAAGTACACATCACCGTAGTAGCGGCCACGCAGGCGCTGCTGCCAGGCCAGGTTCACCCCACCCGTGAGAAACCAGTCCTCGATCTCGCCTTGACTGACGTTGGCCGCGTTGTCCGTCCAGTATGCAGCGGTGTCAAACCAGGCACGGAACGGCTGGACTTTTTCGTTCCGCTTGAGGATGAGTTGCTGGCCCAGGTCGTCATCGCCCGGGGTGGCGGGGGCGTAGTCGTTCTCTTCCTCCAGGCCAGTGGAGGCCGCGCTTTCTGCCGCGCTCAGTTCTCGTTGGTTCGAGGGGGAGGTGGGGACGACGGCCGAGGCTCTGGCAGGATCGATGATCGTTTGGGCTTGCAAACTTGCGGTGCCGATGTGGCCGAGTGCAATGGCGGAGATCCAAAGTGCCCTGGGAGAGGGGGAGTGGGTCATGTTTGAGGAGGTGATGAAAAGAAATTCTGGCTAAATGAAAATTGGGACTCGCGCAAAGTGTGCCAGTATGACAAGACTAGGAAAATCTTTTGGCGTTGTCCAGCATGGAATGGAACGCTTTCTGCGAGTTTCCACCCCAGTTGCTCCACCTCCGCCTGTGCCTGAAGAACGTCCCCAGAGCAGTCATACTTTCACCTCGGTAACCTCGAGCCAGTGGTTGGTCTTGTCGCTCATGCTCGGTGTGGCGGGAGTTCTGGCGGCGGCCTACAGTATTTCCTGGAGTCGAGTTGCGTTGGATGCACGCGACCGGTTCGTTCTGGATCACTATCAGATCAAGGGGCGAAAAACTCTCGTTCGTGAGGACATTGTCATACTGGGGATCGATGACGCCAGCATCAAGCTGGACTCTTTATGGCCAGAAGACCTCGAAGTGTCGCAAACTTTGCAACACATGAAACAGCGGTACCCCTATCCGAGGCGGGTTTGGGCAAACCTGGCAGATCGTCTTTTTGGGGCGGGCGCGAAGATGGTATTCCTGGACCTCGCCTTCATCGGAAAGGACTCCAATCCGGAGGATGATCAACTTTTGCGTGAGGCCGTGGAGAAATACTCCGGCAGGCTCGTCTTGGGGGCCAAATATGACTTGATCAAGGGCCTGACAACCCAGTTGCGGCTGAGTGCTCCGGTGGACGAGGTTATCGGTCCTGACGGGATGGCAAAGCATCAGGTCGGTTGCTTGAACTTCTTCACCTTCGGCGATGACGTCGTGCGCACGCTCTATCCCACCATCACGTCAGATGTGGCCGAGCGTCTCCTCTTGGGGGAAGCGGGCTTGCCGGATCCGACGGAGCGGCCACTTCCGCACGTCACAAGGGTATTGGCAGAAGGCGTGCGGCCGGGCAGTACTGACGGGGTTCCCAATCCGGTGGCCTTCCGGTTCACCGGCGAAGATGCCTACCAGGCGATGTCCCTGCATGAAGTGTTCGTTGATTCATTCTGGAAGGACAATTTCTCAGGGGGGGCGGTCTTCAACAACAAGGTGGTGATGGTGGGGGGGGTCGCGTCCCAGTTGCAGGACTTCCAGCGTACGCCCTTCGGGGACATGCCTGGGGTGAATTTGCATGCGCACGTCCTGACGGCGCTGCTCGCTGGAGAGTTTCTCAGACCTGGCCCCTGGTGGTGGGTGTTGGCATCCTTGGGCGCAGGCGTCGTGGGGGCTTGGGGGCTGATCGTGGGGGTCCGGCAGCCTTTTATCATCCTGACGGGGCTGATCGCAGCCACCGTGGGTATGTATTACGGAGGTGCGTGGGCATTCGACCACCTGAGTACAGAAGTCTCGCCGATACCGTTTGGCCTGGCGCTCAATCTCTGTGGCCTTACCGGGTTAGCCACCGACTATTACCTGAAGATGCGTGAGACTCGTAAACTATCGCGCTTCCTTGCCAGGTACACTTCGCCCGAACTTGTACAGGAGATGATGAGAGACCGGGACGGCATTTACACCACCCTCAAAGGGCAAAAGAAGGTGGTGGCAGTGTTGTTTTCAGATGTGCGCGGGTTTACTTCGATGTCTGAGTCGATGGAAGCTGCAGACATGGTCAGGCAGCTCAACGAGTACCTGAATCAAATGGTGGCGGCGGTGATGCAGAATCGCGGGATCGTGGACAAATTCATCGGTGATGCCGTGATGGCGCTCTGGGGCACGGTCCGCTCGGACGGGGACGAAGCCAATGCGGTGAATGCAGTGCGTGCCGCGCTGACGATGCGGGCGTCTCTTGCAAAGCTGAACAACGAATGGAAGGAACGCGGGATTGCGTCCTTCCAGATCGGAATTGGGATTCACCAGGCTGAAGTCGTGGCGGGCAACATCGGATGTGACTCCCCGCATGAAAAAATGGACCTTACCGTCATTGGTGACGGGGTCAATCTGGCCTCACGTCTGGAGGGGGTGACCAAGGAGTACGGAGTGGATCTGGTGGTCAGCGAGGCGGTGCGCTCGAAGCTGGGAGACGCATTTCTGCTCCGGTCTGCCGATCTCGTGCAGGTTAAAGGGAAAAAGGTTCCGACAGCGGTTTTCGCCGTGCTGGGTGAGAATGGAACGCAACGTCCGCCGGGGCTGGAGACGTTTGAGGACGGTGTCAAAGCGTACCGTGACGGCCGCTTCACCGAGGCATTGGGGCGCTTCAACCAGGCTGCAGACGAGGGGTTGGGGGACACCCTCACTCATGTGTATCAAGAACGCTGCGAACACCTGATCAAGAACCCGCCGGAGAACTGGACCGGCGTGTACGAGATGACTAAGAAATAGTCATCCCAGACTCCGCCATCGCCACCACCTCACCAGAAATGATTTTTGGCGGCTGGGAGATCAGGGCGGCCACATTCTTCATCACCCAGGTGGCGGCAAGATGGTTCGAGGCAATTGCGCTCTGCTCGTCCTCGAAGAGGCTCACGGCACTGATGTCTCCGTCCCCCTCATCCACCGCGTAGTAGGCGATGAACTTCGGGGCCTGGCTGATCGTGGGAAGAAACTCCTCATTGATCAGATCGATCAATTTCTGGGTTGATCCCGGGTGGATGCTATAGCGGCGGATGGTCACATGCAT